TATTTTTTTACTATAAATACAAGTTTTGTTTGGAATATTCATATTTATACTTACCTTTGTAAAACAAATCACGGGTGAAAGTGATTTTAATGTTCTTTGAAAATATGGGGGTACACGGTATCGATTGGCATGGTTGGGGATACGTGGCACGCAGTGAGAAGTTTCCTATCACTTAAATCTACGGATACAAAAGTTAAACGGCAACGTTTTAAACAAAATGGCAGCTATCGGATTAGTCCGTGAAGATGCTACGGTTGCAGCCTAATCAGATTAGGAAGAACCATCGGGTCGAGAGGACATTAACCCAGGAACAGAAGTCCTTGTAAGGTGTGGTTTCTATCTTAAAAGAAACAAGTGGAGGATTAGTTCTCAGTAAACCGAACCACTTTAAAAATAAGGGAATTGTGAAATTTCGGAACATTAGCTTAAATGTTGACCTAAGCGTGTAGTCATTTATTGTCAAAATGAGCAAGACGAGGGTTCGACTCCCTCTACCTCCACCACTTAAAGGGTTCCACTCGGAACCCTTTTTTATTTCTAATATTTTTTTATATTTTACTTATGGGAACAAATTGTAATATCTGTAGCAATAAATGTTATGGTGTTGAGGGATACCACGGTAGTTGTTGTTCAATCGAAGAACGAAATTACATTATTGGTCCCCATCACGATACTGAAGAATTTATCAAAACTTTATCAGAAAAACTTGGTAGGGAAGTCATTGAAGAAGATGTATTTATAAACTACGAAGAAGGTAGTCGTCTTTTTCCAAACAAATCTTCGTGGCAGAACCCTGACTCATATCCTGCCTTCAGAGTTGATTTTTATAACCCAAAACTCCCATGTATTTTCTATAATACCAAATTAAAATTCTGTACCATATATGACGTAAGACCAAAAACTTGTCGTGATTATGAGTGCGAATATCTTTCAAATAACTCATAACCATAAAATCGCATATTTATTAATATGAGATTAGTCCCAATTCTTATTGTTGAAGGTCGTAAAGAAGATTTACGTAAAAAATACGAAGAAAAATTTTCAGTAGACCCAGATTTTCTTGAAACGTTAGATTACGCATTGGGTCATCCTTTTATGTCTCAAACTAATTTCAAATACGGTGATTTCTTATTACACAATTTACATCCAAACTCATCAGTTGAGGAAGTTGTGGATATGATTGATTTGATTAAGGAGTTTGACCGATTTCAATCGGCATTACCTGAAAAAGACATAAATAAGTATAATAATTTTACGTTAGCCGACGCAATTAAAACACACAAAGAAAAGTCAAAAAGCCAACAAAAGAAAGTTGATGTATCAGGTGCTGAAAAAATATATGAAGATTCAAATATTCTAATCGTTAAACCATTAACTTATGAGGCATCTTGTAAGTATGGTGCTGGTACAAGATGGTGTACAACCATGGCAAATGAGCCAAAATATTTTAACCAATATGGTAAAGGTGCTGACCAAGCATTATATTATATCATATTGAAGAAATTTGATAGAAATAATAAATTCTATAAAATTGCCATCCACAAGACAAATGGTGGTGAAGTTTGGTACGATTCCACAGATGAGAGAATGTCAGATAGAGAAAAAGAAGTCTTTAGTCTTGGAGCTCCAAAAGTTATTGAAACAATTAGAAATCATTTTAATGAGGGAAGAAAATCAAGAGAATTTAAACGTTTTGAACAGATATTCAATTGGCAAAATTATGCGTTTTTTATTATCAGTGAACAACTCAAAACCAATAAAAAAATTGGATTAGAATTTAGTAGGTCAGAGGTTGTTGATGAATCTCACGCACAAATTGAAATGAAAATATCTGTTGATGAAGATAACATCGATGGTTATTATGTTTATTTAAGTTGGGATATTGTAGAAGCAACTTTTACAGCTGAAGTTCAATTTGATTTTTCTTTTGCAACTGATGATGAATTTCAACCTGTATTTTCCGCGGATTTAGATAATACAGGATATAACTATATTGGTTATAACGAAGCATACATTTTTTGGGAAGGTAATACTCCTCAAGAGATTTTTAAAGAAATATGTGAGTCTATTGCCAAACGTGCAACCAGACAATTAAGGAATAACAACGATTTTATGAGTTATATTCATGACGGTAAAACTATTTGGTCGCCAAATAGAAGTAGTTATGGTTATACTTTTAAAAGAGGTGATTCAGGTTTAATTAAACAACTTGCAGATTATTTAGATTCAAACAAAAAAGGAACCAAACTTGATTTCTTAACCGATGTTGGACTTTTAGATAAAAAGGAAATCAAAGGAAAACCACATTATTCAAGAAAAGGTCAAAATGACTGGCACAACCCATCTGCATGGAGAGGTCAACATAGTGGATTCTTTAATTCAGCAAAATTAGCTGGAATCTTAGATTACGAAAAAGAAGGTAATAAGTTTATTTTGAAAAAAGGTCCAAACTTTGATAAGTTCAAAGAAGGCGGACTTGAAGCACTTTAAGGTTTTTTAGATAATCTTCTCAAGTAAAAGTAAAAACCAAAAAATACTGCCGCAATACAGTACAAAATAAAATTGGCTTTCCATAAACTCCCTGTCCACAACATTAGAGAATACTGAACGGCATCGAATCCAAAGGGATTGAAGAATAATGCCAACATTAAACATATTTGGGAGAGGTTGTCCTGAAACGTTCTTCTCCAAGTTTTGTTTTTCACTATCATCGTCCATAGATGTGTATTAAAAATTTATGCCCTTGAAGCTTTGTATTTTTTATATAAATATACTATTATTGCATAATGAAAGTGATATTTTTAGACCACGACGGAGTAATCTGTTTATCTTCTGAGTGGGGTGGTAGATTCAAGAAACAAGAAAAATGGGGAGGTCGTAAATTATCTATGACCCCATTGGAGATGCCATTAGAGTACCGTTTTGACAACTTTAACCAAAAGGCTGTTAAAGTTTTAAATGAAATTATCGAAGAAACAGGTGCGGAACTTGTTACATCTTCGGACTGGAAAAGATGGGCAAACCTTGAGGAAATGGGTGAATACTACGAATCAAAAGGTATCATCAAAAAACCAATCGCATTAACCACTAATTTGGGTCAATGTAACTGGTATAATGATAAAGTTTGGATTTGGTCCCCAAGATGGGATTTAGAAATGACCCGTGTTATTGAGATTAAACAATTCTTACACGACCATCCTGAAGTTACTCATTGGGTTGCGGTTGATGACCTTGATATGGGTAAGAATGGCGAGGATTGGAAAGATTGGGGATTAGATAACTTTGTATTAACTCCATCATCAAATGAAGGTATCAAACAATCAGGAATAAAAGATAAAATTTTAAAGTTTTTAAATGATTAAGCACGAACACAAAACATTCAAAGACGATAGGGGGTCTTACACTCCGATTAACACGAAGGTATTAGATATTGATTGGACTCAATGTTCAATCAGTATCAATACTGAAGCATTTACGTTTAGAGGATTACATTACCAAACAAATCCACCACAGACAAAATACGTTAAAGTGGTTCAGGGTTCAATTATCGATTTTATGGTTGATTTAGAAACAGGTGAAACTGATTATTGTGAAGTTAATGAAAACGAAGCAGTATACATCCCAAATAACATGGCTCACGGGTTTTTAACCCTTGAACCTAACACAATTGTTGTCTACATGGTCGAGGGGGAGTATAACCCTGAAAGTGAACATAGTTTGCGTTGGTTTGAAAACCCAACAGTTTCAAACGTAGTTTTTGAACGTAGTGGTGTTAATAAAATTACAATATCAGAAAAAGACAAACAAGGGAAATGAAAAAACTAAGCAGAGCAACAAATGGTACTATTGGAGGTGTGTGTAAAGGATTGTCGAATTATTTTGAAATCGACGAATCAATTGTGAGAATTGCATTTCTCGCATTAATCTTTACATCATTTCCCATTATTATCACATACTTATTTATGTGGATAATAATCCCATCTGAAAAATATGAAAACATTTAAAAGAATTATTGAGTTTATAAAATCTATTTTTATAAAAAAGACAACACCTGAAATTCAAGAAAGAAAAAACCAAACTACTGAAATTAGGAGATTAACCTACACTAAAAGAACCGACAAGTAGTCGGTTTTTTTATTTACTAAAGTATTTATAAACATGAGTATCCAAAAAAAATTAATAGAAGATATATTGTCAAGTTATGATATCATAAATGAAAATAAAAAATTTATTAATGAATCATCATTAGTTAAGTTAAGTAATACTGCATATAGTAACTTAAAACATGACATGGATGGGACTCAAAATGATGAAGTAAATAAACCATTACTTGATGATTTAAATGCCGCAGCAAAATCTGTTGGCATTGTTGCAACAATCACAACCGCAAAAACAGGTCACGCAAAAAACGTTTCAGGAAGTAAAAATGTTAGTCGACACATGAACGGTACTGGCGTAGATATATCAATACTTAATGGTATTGGAGCTGGTGGTGCAACAGGTCCTGATAATGGAAACGCACAATTCAGAGAATTGGGTAATAAATTGAGGGATGCACTAGTGTCTATGGGGTACACATTAAATATTGAATCGGGTAATCCAAAGGCAGTATTATGGCAAACAAATACAGGAGGAAACCATTTTAACCATCTACACGTTTCTAATAACAGTGGAGTATCTTCCGAAGCACCTACAACAACAACTACTACGGACACAACGACTACTTCAACGACAGGTACATCCACCGCGACAACAACTGACACTGAAGGGGGAGGAGCCAAAGAGTTTGCAAAAAGAGTTGGTTCAACTTTATTAGGTGCGATAGGTATTAAAGAATCTTTCGCAAAATCTTCATTTGGTAAAAATATTCAGACAAAAGGAGGTAATGTTTTAATACCAAGAAATTCAAATGAAAAGATAAAAAGCCCCGTATCAGGTAGAATTGTGGACATTCCACTTAGTAATTCTTGTATGAACCGAATTGTAATTGAATTTAATGATGGTTATTTAGAATATTGTGGGATTTCAAATCCTTCAGTCAATAATGGTCAAAAAATTGGGGTTGGTACCGTATTAGGTAAAACAAACTCAAACGTAACCGTTAAATTATATTCTGAAAAGAAACATAAAGAAAAAATTGATGTTGCAAGTGATGATAACACTGAAAAAAATAGTAGTAGTTACGGCACCATTTTTACATCTAAAAACAAAAAGAATTCACCTAAAGAAAAAACAAATACCGATTCAAAAAGAGAACCAAAAGGCGAATATGCCAAATTATTGGTTAGAGGATATCGAAGTTTAAAAAAATCTCCGAGTGAGAAGGACGATGAAAAAATAAATGAAAATATTAAAAGAATTAAAGGTCTCTTATAACAAAAAAAACCCACTGAAAAGTGGGTTTTTTGTTGGTAATTAATTTTAATTACTTTACAACAGCTCCGACACTGTCAACAACAGATTCCATAGAATCTGAAGACAATGAATCAGTTAATGTTGAATCTACAACTACTGTTGAATCTGTTTTGCTTTCGCTTGTTTCGTGTCCACAAGAGGCTAATGCTACGATTGTGAAAAGAATTAAAATTGAGTTTTTCATATGTTCTAATGTGTAATAAATATAAGATGGAAACCAAGATTAGTCAAATTCTTAAAAAATTTTTTATTAATTTTTGCGGAAGGTGAGGGGCTCGAACCCTCGCGCCGATTACTCGACCTATCAGTTTAGCAAACTGACCCCTTCACCAACTTGGGTAACCTTCCTGTTGTCGGAATGGTGGGAGTTGAACCCACGACCTGTTGTGTATAAGACAACGGCTCTTACCAACTGAGCTACATTCCAAGATGTAGCGACGGGTGGTATCGAACCACCGACTACTTCCGTATGAAAGAAGTGCTCTACCACTGAGCTACGTCGCTATTTGTAGTTTTGGAAGGACTTGAACCCTCACTCTGAAATCCGTAGTTTCATGTGCTATCCATTACACCACAAAACTAATTGTTGTCCCGACAGGTCTCGAACCTATACTCTTCTGGACCAAAACCAGACGTGTTGCCAATTACACCACGGGACAATTTAAGTGGGAGCGGAAGGACTCGAACCTTCGAACTCTAATGAGGGCGGATTTACAGTCCGCTGCAATTGCCGCTATGCGACACTCCCAATTTAGGAAAACAGAAGATGGTTCGGTGGACATCTGTTTTTACGATTGGCGTTACTATGACAGTTCAAACTCCCCCATAACTACGAACTACTGACACGTTAACGTTATGGACTTCCCCAATCAACCTTTGCACGACTGGATGGGCTCGAACCACCGACACCTGGTTTTGGAGACCAGTGCTCTACCAACTGAGCTACAGACGTGTATATTGAGGTCAGTACAGGAATCGAACCTGTGTAGATAGTTTTGCAGACTACCGCCTAAACCACTCGACCAACCGACCTTATTGTGTCCCCGATGGGAATCGAACCCATGACCCCTTCATTAAAAGTGAAGTGCTCTAAACCTGCTGAGCTACGAAGACATTGTGTTGTCACGGTAGGATTTGAACCTACGACCGCTTCCGTATCAGAGAAGAACTCTACCACTGAGTTACGTGACAATAAATTGACTACGAGAGTACGTTGTTCTTTAACTCCCTTTGCTCTTCCCCGCGGTTAGTCAAACCGGATAGACCCTGTCTCTATCGGGACGTTCCATATGAGTAATCAACTCATTTCTCATCGTATTGGACATACTATTCGGTGATGAACCGAAACGTTTCGTAGGGGTGGAATTTTACTTATCTATTGATAGAGGTAAAACCCCAAAACCCCTTTCCGTGTAGTCAGGAGAGGAATTGAACCTCTCTATAGGGAGCGACCCACACCATGCCTTCCATCGGACTCGAACCGACCTTGTACCAAACCTGACCAAATAAAGTTGTTAATGGGAGTCGAGCCCCTTCCACCAAAGGACAATCACATTACCGAAGTAAACGGTCCAGATGCCTCCTTTTTATAACAACTTCGTAGTCGGTACGGGATTCGAACCCGTGTGGCAAGGATGAAAACCTTGAATCCTGACCCCTAGATGAACCGACCATAAATAAAAGGTTCTGAATCATCCCCACGCCATTTTGGGAGAACCTTTCAAGTTTTAATTAGTTGGCGACATAATATCCCACACCGATACGACTAAGATTCGTTAGCCCATAGTAACCATCCACGGTGGGTCTCTACTTTCCCCCATATTTCAGGGTTATCCTCAGGACATCTTCAACTGTACCCCCAAAGTTACGTGGTGGGTCTCACTCGGAAGCTGAGTGTATATTGTAGAATTGTCCAGTATTTCTACAACTTGTGGATTGTATTACGACTACTTAAAGTCCCTAACCCCCTTAATCCATAATGGGGGACTCTTAATTTAAAGTTTCCAACATACCTGAGGGAACTGCCCCCGAGTCAGTTAACACCGTTTATAAGGTGCTATATGAATTTCACTTTTGTGTATCCTCCCCCATAGCCTTGAAGACTTCTTAGTCAGGTTCACACACCATAACGGACAAGTACTTTCCGTTAATCGTGGGGTCTTAAGTAAAGTATGACGTATGCTCGTCCTGTAGTTGTTTCCATCCGCGGACTCACGGTTCTCTTTACTTGGCGGAGAGAGTAGGATTCGAACCCACGGTACCCTTGCGAGTACTTCAGATTTCAAGTCTGACGCGATAGACCAACTCTGCCATCTCTCCATTATAGGCTGTCACGAACCCATCTGTGACTTCTTACTAGATTCTTGTAGTTTACTTACCATGGTTCATACCGTTACTACTAGGGACCCCAACCTATTTGTGTGACTAATGGGTCTCGAACCCATGACATCTTGACCCACAATCAAGTGCTCTACCAACTGAGCTATAGTCACCATGTGTGTTGGTAGTGGTTGACTTTATCAGGTATCCCATCTCACGACTTCACACACCATTAGAGAGTTGGGAATTACGACAATACAAATAAGAATGTCTACCTGTCCTTAGTGTGTACCCTTGCGTCACGTCTCTCCACGCTTATCAACCTACGCCTTTTCCACCAACAATATTTTATATACTCATCATCCAACCCATTCGGTTTTGAGCTTCATACTCGGAGTAAGTACATCGACGCATCGATTTGTAGTCAGGTCGTAATTTAGAGTATTTTGGATTTTGTGCTTCCCACTCTTTACGGTCATTCACCACTCGGCGATACGCCTCTCTTTTGTTTGGAGCCCAAACATCGTTGAATCCTCCCTCAACCCAGTTAAACAAATACAGGTATTCCCCGTTCACATTCTTATAAAGTTTCTCTCTCGTTTTCATAGGTCAAAGATACAACAATTTTTTAAACTGCCAAAATTTTTTTTGTAGTCAGGACAGGATTTGAACCTGTACAGGGGGTCATTACTGAGGTCTAGAACATCCCCAAGGGCTGGTGTCCCTCGCGTTTACCAATTCCGCCACCTGACTATTTTTTACAGTAGGTAGTAAGGTACTAGTTAGTTAGACTTTCCCTTACCCCGTTATTAAACCTGCAATAACATTTTAGTTTTGGACACTGCTGGTGGAAAGTTATCAAAACCACCTCACGCATAGTCTACTATCTAAGAACTACCAAAGAATCATAGCTAACTCTCGTAGTCAGGACAGGAATCGAACCTGTTATCTCCCATTTGGATGCCTACTCCACACTCGGTGTCTCGGACTTGGTGCGTCTGCCAACACGCCACCTGACTAAATGTTTTTAGTTACTTTATCAACACTTCTCCAAGAACCACCTCGGCCAGTTTATATCAATTTCACTTAGGTTACGTCATGATTCCGTTGGTTAGACCTCCTCAATCAAAACCTGTTTGTAGCCAAGGTCGGACTCGAACCGAATACCGTTCAAGACGGATTAGACAACCTTATAACTTCTCTCGTCCAAAGGGTTATGGACAGTAGTGTTTTTCGGACTTGGGTACCATCCCGCATTACGTCCACTTGACTATGTTCCTCGTCTTTCCGAGGTGTCAACCATCCATGTGCCATTCTGCTTACGCTTCTGTGGTTAGGCAGGATTTTGTAGTCAGGACAGGATTCGAACCTGTACTCCCCGTTACAGGGAGCGTGATACAGCCCCCGAAGCGGCTGTGACACCCAATTGCCACCTGACTATCTACCCCACTTCACCAGGTTAATGGACTGGCTGCCATATGGGAGTGGGGGTTTCCTGTTATTTCAGGACTCCGTGGTGAGAGCTGGAATCGAACCAGCGGCACGTGGATTTTCAGTCCACTGCTCTACCTACTGAGCTATCACACCAAATGTGAGGTTGAGAACCTCTGTGTTGTTAGGTAAGACCCAATTAGTCATCATTTCTGATGGGTTATCAATTATCCTACTTATGGTTAATTCCTTTCTCAAGGGAACAACACAATATTGTTGATAGTGTTGGAGTACCCATCTCGCTCCAATCTTAACTGCTTAATCGTAGTTTTACGAGGCCTCGGCAGAAACGGTGATGAATTCCGGTTCCACTCTGGATTGTCGACATCCGTTGAGCGGAGAAAACCACTATCAATATCATTAAGTTACTCAACCCCTCACGTCCTTTCACTCTTGGGGTTAATGGTCTTGCGGACCACCATTACGGATTCATCTCTCACTAGGAAGACGCTCAGTTCATGAATCTTGCTCCTCTCTGAAGTAACTTTTTATTTATCTAATTTCAAAGAACTTTTTCTTTTTTGTTTTACAAAGATATGTAGGATTTTTTAATCCGCCAAACACTTTGTAAAATATTTTTTATTTTTTTTGTAGTTAAGACAGGACTCGAACCTGTAACCAAGAGTCAAGCAGTTAGCCCTTTTCAGGGTTAGGGATTATGACCATTCCCACATTTAACACACCACTTCGTATACCACTTCCGACACTTAACTTCCATTCTAATGAGAGCATCCCACCTCAAAGGCTGTTCATAAACTAGCTTAATTAGAGTAGTCCCTGTAGGATTCGAACCTACGACCACTTGCATGTAAGGCAAGAACTCTACCACTGAGTTAAGGGACTATTTTGGTTTCCAACATGTCAAAGAACTTTCTCTCTTGTTTGATGGTACAAAGATAAAAACTTTTTTCTAAACTTGCACCATCGGGTAAAAAAAAAACCCCAAACTTTTTTTGAAGTTCGGGGTTTAACCTTATTTGTTATTTCTAACTTGTTATTTTACCACATTTTCCGAACTACAATTTTCTACATAGCGATACCAGCTACAAATCTCTTGTTGCTTAAACGACGATATATGGACCATTGTTGTTCTCATTGTTTTATAATTATACTCAATTATAGTAAAAGTTTATATTTTGTCAAATTTTAATTAAAAAATTCTTCACCTTGTGGAAACCCACCAACGATTTTCCAAACTGCATTTGGGTTTTCTTCGTTGTAAGATACTTTATAATACCCATCCACTACAGGTGTTGTTAAAGCAGCGTCAGAGAAAACTTGTTGAGATTCTTGTAGACACGCCCAACAACTTCCAACAATATCAACACATGGTTGACATAATCCTAAATCTTCAGCGTAAACTGTTGTTGATGGAGTTAATTCTAAAACACCCTCAAGTGTTGTTGAATATGCGGTTGTGAAACTAAGTGTTGCCATAATTTTTCTTTTACTATAAATATATGGGAACCTTTAAATGTTTAGTACCTTAGGAGGGACTCGAACCCTCACGACTTATGTCACTAGTTCCTAAGACTAGCGTGTCTACCATTCCACCACCAAGGCATATATATCACATCAGACGGGCATTCTACTTCCAGCACCGAGAAATCGTATCTAATTTAACCCTACTCACCGCTGTATGGGTACCTGAAGATATGATATATTTTGTACCCCCGTCAGGATTCGAACCTGAGACCTACTGCTTAGAAGGCAGTTGCTCTATCCATCTGAGCTACGAAGGCAAATTTAGTACTCGGAGCGGGAATCGAACCCGCACGGGCGTAAAGCCCACAAGATTTTAAGTCTGGCGTGTCTACCTATTCCACCACCCGAGCATTTATTATTTCAAAGAACTATGGTACAAATATAATTGATTTTTTGGAAAGATACAAGTTACTCAGCAAAACTTTCTTCATAAATTGTATCGGTCTGATTTTCTTCAGTATTGTAAGTGTGTTCTAAAGTCACTGTCGAATCGTTAAAGTTGAATGTAAAAACACCATCAGAACCTTCATTGATTTCCCACCCTCCAAAAGCATTTTCAAGCTCTCTGTAACACCAATTTTCTATTTCAGCGGGTACTGCATCGCCAGTTGGGTCGAATGAACTTTCAATATAACCTGAGTCACCTCCACCATTATATGGTAATGTTAATATACCATCATTTGGAATTTCAATTTCAGACATGTCATTTTCCATCCATCTATCAAATCTTTCTTTGTCTTCATCAGAATCAAATTCAACCAGATGACCATTGTCCCTACCATAATAATAAAGTTCATGTGTTACAGAAATTACTTTCTCTTCTGTGTCTATGCCAATTGATGCCCTTTGATTACTAATATAATCAATGTCAATATCATTATTTAGATTGTCTAACGAATCGGCATATTCAAGAACTTTTTTTAAGATAGGCTTCAATCCTTCTGGTATGTCTGCAGTATAACTGTTGTCAAATCTAGTTACGTGATTCCAATTAACGTCTTTTGAATTAATTTTATCGTCATCTTGTTCCATCTCAATGTCGACATATCCTCTTTTCAAACCTAAAGAATTCAAATAGTTTGAGACTCTTCTTAGATATTTTTTTTCTTCTGGTGTTAATATTCCTTTCATATTATTAAATATCAGTCTTCTATGTTCATTGTCCTCAACATCCACTGAGGTCGTTTATTTTCTGAAATATTTATAATCCATTCTTTTGCAGATGGAACATAGTTATTACAATCTTCTCTAACATGTTGTTCACCAACATAACGAGTGTAAACTATTTTTCCATCACTATTCAAGAATTCGGCACCAAATCTTTTTTCCATTTCAAAGATACCTTCACTGTGGTGTCGAAACATTCTATGCAAAGAATCTCCCAACCAACCTTTGGTCTCATCCATCCATTCATGTAGATGAATATAATCTTCAGGTTTTCCACCGAACTTTTTTGCGGAACTTTTTGCGTGTAAATTTGGATGTGCCATAAGTTTATTTAATAGTGGAGCCAGTGGGAATCGAACCCACCTCAGAAACATTGCAAGTGTTTCTCGCCAAGCCTTGGTACATGTAACCCCATTAACTTGTCTTGTCTGTCTGTTCCATGTTTTGTTGACTGTAAGCATCACAATCAACTTTTTCAACTTTACATGAGAACAAAGCAAACCCGAGAACAATCAAAATTATAACACCGAATGCGATACGAAATTTTGTTTCTAAATTTTTTTCATCTTGTTCCATAATCTTATTTTTATAGTATAACGTATTAATTCGGTACTTTGGTTGTTCTTTGTTAAAAATTTTGAGCCTCCTGAGGGATTCGAACCCACGACCCGCTGATTACAAATCAGCTGCTCTGGCCAACTGAGCTAAGGAGGCGATTTTGGCGGTCCCAACGGGATTCGAACCCGTACCTCGCACCGTGACAGGGTGGAATTGTAACCATTCAACCATGAGACCAAGTTTCCCCACCTGAGATTACAGTAAGTAGATATTCATAGTTTTTCTATTCAAAACCCATAGCGTCTTACCGCTTAAAAGTCAACCATATACTCGGAGGTCAAGATGGTCTTCTTGCCTTTTTTCCGACGACCCCTTCTTCTAAAACCGTGAGAGGCGTTAGCTATACCATTTTTCAGTAACGGTACCAAAACTACTGAGTATCTCTTACTCATTGAGCGGGAGACGAGGTTCGAACTCGCGACTTATAGCTTGGAAGGCTATCGCTCTACCAACTGAGCTACTCCCGCAGTGGAGCGGGAAGGCGGAATCGAACCGCCGTATCCACCTTGGCAAGGTGGCGTAATAACCATTATACTACTCCCGCTTTTTTTATTTTCTCTTTCTAATCAGTTTCTTCAGTTTTCTTAACAAATTAATTTCTTTACCTGCAATTATAAATTCCTTTTTTCCTGATTCGAAAGTTCCTGATAAAACTTTTTTCATCATTCTTCTTTTTTATTGTTTATTTGGCGGTCTATGCGAGAATCGAACTCGCGGCACATCCGTGACAGGGATGTATGTTTGCCACTACACCAATAGACCGTATTGCGTCCCCTCAAGGATTCGAACCTTGGACCTATTGGTTAACAGCCAATTGCTCTACCGCTGAGCTAAGAAGACGTAAATGTCGGGGTGGCAGGATTCGAACCTACGACCTCTTGGTCCCAAACCAAGCGCGATACCTGGCTACGCTACACCCCGATTATATTTTTCCCATATGTCAAAGAACACTACAAAGATAATACAAAAATCCTATAAAACAAAAAAACCCCGAACTTTTTGTGTTCAGGGTTAATCATTTTTGGCTTCTTATTACCTTTGATTAAATCTGAACACGTGAGCATAAATCTCTCCCCCCGTCATTCGTCGGTGCTAAAGTCGCTCTAAGTGTGTTCAAATTTTTCATTGTTGTAATAATAGTATAAATAGTAACAAAAGTCAAAAAATCAATTGTAATTCAATAAAAATTCGTATATTTGTTTAAACGACATATCAATATGAAAAATCTATCATTAATTTTTACTTTATTCTTAATGACTAATTTACTTGGTCAACATAAAATCACATCTATTAGTGAATATAACGAATGGTCCACAAGAAAAAAAACTAACGACTTATTAAAAACAAATTTTGATGGTGGCACATACATTGATTCCGTTTTAATCTTATTAAACGAGTATCGTGTTGAGAATGGAGTTGAGCCTCTTATTTTAACCGACAACTTATGTAAAGTTGCCGAATTACAATCTCAATATTGTGCAGACAATTTAATTCTAACTCACGACCAAGATGATGAATCTTTAAGTGACCCGTTTCTTCGTGGTTTAAAATTTAATGAAAGAGACGTAATGGGTGAAGTAGCCGCAGAATGTTCAATTGATATGTTATCAATTAAAAATAAAACTGTTTCATCATCACCAATTGAAAACTTAAAAACAAGTAGTGGTCATTCTCAAATCATGAGAGATGGAAAATATGTTAGTTGTGGTATTTCTTTAGTTCAATCAAAAAGAGACCTTAATCGTTACTATGTGGTAATTGTTTTTTCAACTAATTAACCATATGCAGCACATTGTACCAATTTACCCTTAACCTTTTTCACTTTTTCGGGACCGCCTCCGCCGCCTCCACCACCTTTTGGTTTATAGGTACCTTTTGCGGGTTTTAACTTACCATTAAACTCTTTTTGTTTATATAATGGATTTAATTCTAATGTATATCCTTGGGATTTTGTAACAATAGGTTTTACAGGTTCTACCCCTGTTTGACTTGCGGTTATCTTAATTTTTGCAACAACAAGACAGAATTTGTATTGGTCAGATTCAATTTGTGTGGATAATAATTGACCATAACCAAACACTTGTCTTTTACTATCGGGGCCAGATAATTTATCCGCACCATTTGATGAATAACTCATTCCGTTTGTGGTTCTCCCATCATAAAAAGTAAATCTGTTTGCTGGGTCGGGTCCACTAGAACCATCACCATTATATCCACCTCTTAAAACTTTTTGAAGACCTTGTCCTAACCCAACGCCGATTGATGATAACTTTTGAGTTATTAATTGGTAAACTTTTTCTCCCCTATCCATTGATAATTTGTTCCAAGTTTCTCCTTCGTAATCACCAGTGTTTCTTAATCTTGAACAACTTGAAGCAACTTCAATTGAAACTAGTTGAGCAATAGCGTTAGGATTGGTCGCCTTGATGTCATCAATTTGTCCCTTAGCGTCTGCAATCCAACTATCAATCGCTTGTATCAATGTCACGTCAGGTTCGTTTAAGTTGTCTTTATATACTGTTCTACCTGCAACCTCTAAAGGAATCTCAATTTCAACTGACGCTCCACCTGTTGCTGGTGATGCTGGTGTTGTAGTTTTAACAACATTACCCGCAACCAAGTCTGCTTCCCAATTATAAAGATTTTCTTCTCCTGTATAATTTTGATTTTTTGCAATCTGTTTCTCTAATTGTCTTTTCTTAGTGAATGATTGTAAAAATTCTAAAGTTTGTTTTAAGAATTGTAGACGACTTGTTTGATTTAAGTTGAAATAAAAGATTGCCCTCTCATCATCATCTAACTTGTCCATTAGTGGTTTGTAAGCGGGGTCTTGCTTTAACTGATTAAGTTGATTATTAAAATTTGGATTTTTTGCGGTGATTTGTTTTTGCTTTGCGGGGGTAAGTCCTGCAGTACTATCTGCATACGTCTCATCAAATAAAACATCAGGATTTTCTTTACCAGTTCCCGATTGCGTAACTTGACCTGAACTACTCTTTGGGTCTTGCTCAGATATTAAAGGTTTAACTATTCCGTGTTCTGCAAGGAATAAATCCTTCATCCTTTTAATATGTTCATTTAAATCCATCATAAATATAAATACCATTCACCATGGAAAAATATGACAATTTAATGTGTATTAAACGTATTTTAAAAATATGTTTTTAAGTGCTTCCTCGTCTTCAGGTGATAAGTTGTAGTATTTCGACTTGAGTTTGTCAAGTTTTTCATGGAATTCCTGCTCCATTAAACTAATTTTCTCTTTGTCAACCAAATCATCACTTTTTTTAATGTAACCGTGAAAAACCAATTCATCAATCAGTTCTTTGATTTCACTTTTTGAACACTCGTCAACATATTCTGACGGGTCGATGTCGATGTAAGTACTAAACTCTGGCATGTTATTTATTTTTTAATTGTTTGATAATTTCTTTGAATTTGAGCATGTAATCATAATTTTCATTTTCACCATGAACATTGGACATTCTATCGTATATCCATTGTAGATGGTTAATATCCTTATCACTACACATTTGTTCTTTCTTCCATTCGGCACCAGCAATAAATGAACCATAGTTATCACCTGCGGTGTCATCATTGTTTGACCATTTGTGTGAGTTGGTTTCAAATACCCATTTATCTGCGGCGTCGTGCAATAGTTCTTGGTTCATGTTATCTATTTTTCTTATAAAGTATTGTCAATGTTTCTTGATATGGATTACAACCTGGTAATCTATCATATCCTTTGGATATCATTTCCTGGTACTTTTCATCCATCTCACAAATGTATGCCAATTCACCATTGTAATAAACACACGCAAAACTAAATCCGTTTTCGATGATAACCGTATACGCCTTAGTCATTGCAGAACCACCAATACCTTGCCACCCACCTGAAGTATTACCCCAAGTTTGGGGAACCACGTGTAAATCAATTTCTTTCCATTGAACATACTCACCATGAGTAAGATGCGTTGATGTCTCACGTTTAACAACGTTCTTATTCCAAAACGCTTGTAAACGTTCATTTTGTTCTTTATTTCCCAAATGTTGGAAAATATTTGGTAAGTACTCATAATCAGAGATTGCTCTTGTGATGTTTGAGATTTCTTGGATGTCTATATTAATCGTTCCCATAATTATATTTTTTGTTTAGACATTGTGTGTTAATTCATCCATCGTTGGTGTGAACCTATGTGCGGCTTCTCGTAAAATTGAAACCTGAACCATCGTTAGGTGTTCATAAGTGTTTCCACCCACAATATCATGAACCATTTTACATTTAGAACGAACAATACCGTTCTCACGGATAATACCCAGTGGGTCGTCTTCTCTCATTTCATCAATTACCAAAACCAATTCTTCATCGGTCATATCGGAGAATATTTTTGTTACCTCGTTTACCATTGTCTTTTATTTTAGAATACAAAGATAATACTTTTTATTCTTCCAACCTATGTTCGGGATAAGTTTTTTTGATTATTTGTTCTAATTCTGATACAAACTTTCTTCTTTGACCGATTCTACCTTCATTCATATAAATGGTAACTCTATTTCGTTCAAATGATTTACTCAATACTTCATTCTCGGCACAGTATTGTGCAATTTCTTCGTTGGTAATTCTTAAATCCTCCAACATTTCTTCTAATGGTATGTGTGAATTTTCCATAATTTGTTATTTGAAATATGATTTAATCTTCATCCACACTATGTCGGGATAATTAAAGAGCCACCAAAAAAACCAATAAATTTTTTTCATTATTACTCAATAATTTTATATGTTGTCTGTTTAACTTTATGATTTTCTTTAATAGAAAAATACTTTTTATATTCTTCAATAATTTTAAGGGCGTCTCTTTCTGTGGAATAAGAATGTGTTATAGTCTTCGATGTATCAAAAGAACCATATTGAGGTTCTTCAAGAATATACTCCCATTCCATATATTGTTTTCTTATCCAACCGCGTGTGGTGACTAAATACCCTCTCTGCGGGATATAACGTTTCTCACCATTATTCAATTCATTAATCTGTATTCTGTAAATGTACATAATATTATTTTTTAATCTCTCCAACTAATTAACATTTTGTCAGGACCTTTCTCCATTGCATCCAAATAATTATCCCACGCCATTTTGATACTTGGTGTGGTGAGTTCATTATTTGGAGCTTGAATCACCAATGGCAATTTTCTTTTATCTTCACTAATTTGTTGAAGCTCTTTGATAAAGTCATCAATTGTTTTCATCTTTTTTATTTTTGTGGTCCCTACAGGACTTGAACCTGTGACCTACTGATTATGAGTCAGCTGCTCTGACCAACTGAGCTAAGGGACCTAAGACCTTAAAAGTGGATACAATCTCCGTGGATGTTATCCCATTCGTCTTCGATTGGTTTAGAAGGTGGAAGAACTACTTCCTCTTCTTGAGTTAGGATATTTGGGTCTGTAAACATGATATGAGGGTTTTTTATACCTTAAATACACACGTTCACAAATTTACGCGGTGTGCTCCCAAACAACTCTAACACAGTTTTGAGGTAATCTGTGAATATGACGGTAATTGTTAATATAACCCATCATATTTGCAGAACCAACAGCATTTGCAGAGTGTACAACAACATCAACCACAGGTTCACCATCCAACCATTTATTAACCAACCATTTGGTACAATCCATACCAGTTTTTTCGGTAATATTATCATAGTTGATTTCATAGTTTTTTACCACACCATGCAACCACTCTTTCATCGCACTATCACCCAAATCGTGGTCCAAAGAAATTAATTCAATATTCTTTAAACCAATCTCGTTGATTTTCTGTACGAATTCATCGTAAGAACGAACCACAACCCAATTATCCACGTCAACTGGTGTTCTTACGTCATCCAAATAAATTCTATATAATTTTTTCATACTACAAAGATAAAATAAAAACTTGATACTTCAAATAAGTTTGGCGATATTTATAAGTAAGACAAAATAAAGGTGTCTTTTGGATAAACCAAAAATGAGAACAAGGTCGCGATGAGAAGTGGAAAATCTCGAACCATAAACCGTAAATAAGTCTACTTATAATAAGAAGGGGTGAAAAAGTTTCATCCCTTTTTTGTTTTTATACAGAAAATAAACTATTCTTAAGAAAAAATTGAAGAAATGAGTAATGTATTGGTATTGAATTACGACTATACCCCGTTGAACCTAACTTCAACAAGGAGGGGGTTTGTACTTGTAGATAAAGGTAAAGCTGAAATTATCAAAGCGGATAATAACCCAATTGTGTGCGGTTATGAAACATATGTTCGACCTCTTATTATTAGATTATTGAACTACGTAAAGTTCAGTCGAAAAACTTCAAAGGTAAATCGTAATAGAATTTATAAACGGGATGGTCATGAATGTGTGTATTGTGGTTCAAGTAAACAATTAACTCTTGACCACGTATTACCTAAATCACGTGGAGGTAAAAATGAATGGACAAACTTGGTGACTTGTTGTTTTAAATGTAACTTAAGAAAAGGAAATAGAACACCTGAAGAGGCAAAGATGGTTATGAGACATAAACCATATGTGCCATCGATTATGAACGACAGTGCGGTATTAAATAAAGCTTGGACAGAATACCAAGAATCCTTTGTTTATTAGAAAAAATTACTAAACTTATAAGAAATAGAATATAAATTATGGAAAATTACACAAACCCAGAACAAGAAGGTCAAGAACAAAACCAACAAGATTTGATTAACGCATCTTTAATCTTTGCAAGAGCATTAGGTCTCATTTTCAGAGATGATGAAGGTATTGTTGTTGACGTTAAAGGTGATGTTAACTTAGGTGAAGAAGTAACTAAAGTTATTGTTTTCAAACAAAACAATCAGGTTCACATTTATCGTTGTGAAGAAGATGTAGAAGAAGGTACTGCAGTTAACTTAGGTATGCCACCAGTTGAAGGTGAAGAATTAACTGAACCAGAACAATAAAAAGACAAAACAAATTAGATGAGGACATTAGGATTTTCTGTTGGCCACGACAAAGGTGCGGTAATAATTGAAGATGGAAAGGTAGTTGTCGGTATAACCCAAGAAAGACTATCAAGAATTAAACATGACGGTGCATATCAAGGCGGTAAAATACCCTATGAATCTATTTTATATTGTTTAAACCATTTGAATTTGACAATCAACGACATACATTCAATTGCATACAGTACTACTGAATTACACGATGATGTTGAGGAACAATTCAAAGATAAATTTGGAAACAGGAACTTTAATTTAACTTTTATACCTCACCATTTAGCTCACGCATATTCAAGTTTTTTTAGTTCAGGTTTTGAACAATCCGCAGTCATTGTTGCAGATGCATCTGGAAGTATTTTAAATAGACTAAACAAGTTACACCATTGGTATCCTGACGTTACAACAGAAGGGTTAGATAAGGGTGAGGATTGGACTGAGGGTATTTCTATTTATCACATATCAAGAAACAACCATACAGAAGTTTACAAGAAATGGATTAAGTATCCCGTACCATTAGAAACTGAAGATTGTGTATCTGTGGGTACATTATATTCTGAAGGTTCTTTACAATTAATTTATGAACCAAATGAACACACTTGGCCGGCAGGTAAATTAATGGGTCTTGCATCTTATGCAAATCAAGACATAGTTAATGAAGCACCTGACTATATTGTTAGAAAAGATGATGACATCTTTATTCCAAACAAGAGAATTTATCCTAAAGTAAATTATAATTCTGATTTCTATTCAAAGGCCTGTGTTGCAGGAATTTATCAAAGAGAACAAGAAAGAGCATCACTTATTTTGGCAAGAATGGCGAAAGAATTAACACAGTCAAATAATATCTGTGTTGCTGGTGGTTCGTTCTTAAATTGCAATTCAAATGAAAAGATATTGAATTCAGGTCTTTTTGAAAATTCCTTCTTTATCCCTCCCGCAGATGACAGTGGTATTCCTTTAGGTTGTGCGTGGTACGCATATCAAGAATTAGTGGATATTCAAGAAACTGAAGTGTTGAGTCCTTATATTGGAAAACCTTACTCTCGTTCTGAAATAATATCCGCAATCAATCAATTCCCGAATTTAAAATTTGAGGAATACGATAATATGGACAATTTAATTGACCTTACTTCATATTGGTTAACACAAAATAGAGTAATTGGTTGGTTCCAAGGAGGTGCAGAAATTGGTCCAAGAGCATTAGGTAATCGTTCAATCTTGGCGTCACCTATTGAACCTTGGATGACTGGTCACATTAACTCAGATATTAAGAAAAGAGAATGGTATAGGCCATTTGCCCCAGCAGTACTATTTGAACACCAAGGAGAAGTATTTGAATCAGATGTTTATTCTCCATATATGTTAGTAACAACTACCGTAAAAGAAGAGTGGAGAAGTAAAATTCCTGCAGTGACTCATATTGACTATTCAGCTAGACATCAATCAGTTACGGAGAAAAGCAATCCAAAATTCTACAAACTTATCTCCAAATTTTACGAAAAAACAAATGTACCTGTTTTATTGAATACGAGCTTTAACGGACCAAAAGAACCTATTGTTGAGACACCGTCAGACGCCATTAGATGTCTCTTTGAAACTAACTTAGACCATCTAATTATTGAAAATTTTATAATCCATAGAAACATTTAATTTTACATTTGTCGTTATTGAAATTTTAATCTATATTTGTATCATACTAAATTTTTAAACATGAATTACGGAAAAGAATTTTACGCTTATTACACAAAACACTTGGGAAAACCATCATCACACTTGGATTATTTTTCCAACCAAATCGAATCATCTATGACTCCTTATATTTTGGAGGAAAGAGAAATGAGGGCAACACAAATGGATATTTTCTCTCGTTTGATGAGAGACCGTTTGTTATGGGTTGCTGGTCCTGTAAATGACCACATGTCAACGATTGTCCAAGCACAGTTAATGTTCCTCGATTCGACTGATAAATCTGACATTACAATGCACATTGACTCACCAGGTGGTAGTGTAAAATCAGGATTGTCTATGGTTGATGTTATGGAATATATCTCATGTGATATTCGTACAGTAAACACAGGAATGGCAGCGTCCATGGGTTCAGTGTTATTAGGCGCAGGAACCAAGGGTAAACGTTCATCATTACGTTTTTCTCAAACAATGCTACACCAATCTTCAGGTGGTGCGGTTGGTAATATTCAAGACGCTCGTATTAATATGATTGAGTGGGAGAAAGTTAATAATATTTTATTTGAGTTGTTAGGTTCTTACTGCGGTAAGCCAGCAAAACAGGTTATGGAAGATGCTACTCGTGATTTATGGTTAAGCGCGGAAGACGCTCTTCAGTACGGGATTATTGATGAAATCGTTAAAACAAAAAAGAAGGGTAATTAACCCTTCTTTTTTTGAGATTTGGAACACCCCCTTTGTTTTTAGTTCTCATTTATATTCAAGAGCTTTCGCTCGATGAATCCCTTTTACCTAAATTAAGATGTTTTTAATTTAGCCTCAACTTTTTTGGCGTTATTAGCAAATTTACCAAATAAGTCACAAACCGTGTCAGATATACTGTTTTCAATACTTGTTGCGAATGAAGTACCTGTAATAGCGTCCGCTAATGTGTTTCTTAAAAACGAATATCCTGGTGCGTCAAATCCTTTTTGTCTTTGTAATGACATAACCATACCTTCAACAATACTTTCAGATACTAATTTTGTCATCAATTTACAATCAGACATTGACCTAATTACTTCGGAAGGTCTTGAAGTTAAGTACGATATAATAAAATTAGACATAAAACCTTCCCCAAATAAAGGAGTAACAATCTTACCTATTAAAGGTTCAAAAATTGTTTGAGTAGCATTACCAAAAAATCCACCAAATAAGGATTTAAACACACCACTTAAATCTTGTTCAGATATTAATCCATTTGTTTGTAAGTATGACAATTCATTTAAAATATTGTAAGATAGTTGAGCCTTTTTATCTTCGGTTAATTCATTGAACTCGTCCTCACTTTGGACGTGTTCAACAAGAATTGAAAGTCTTGTTTTAACTAAATGATTCTCAATAATTCTCTTTTCTTTTTGTTCTTTGGCCTCAAGTAGGGACCTTCTAATTTTTCTCTCTAACATGATTTTAATTATTTTAGCATCCATTTAGAATCATCATCCCATAATGTTGGCCCTCCAGACTTGGCACCTGTAAGTATGTCAATTATATCATCAGTTTTACCTCCACCTAATGCACCCCAATCACCATAGAATTCATTTTTACATGCCTGAGACTTCTCTTTTAAAGCATTAAATTCATTTGGTTTTAAAGGTCTCTTTTTCTTCCATGAAATGTAATATGCCTCTATTGTATCTTTACAGTCTTTTTTATCTGTAGGTATTCTACTTTCAACAGCATTTTGAATTACTGTTGTAATATTCTGACCAGATTGAAGACCTTGAGTACTTGCAGGGTTAAAATACATTACCAAGTCTTGAGGGAAATATCCGTCAGATGCGGGACTAACAACTTGAGATTTAAAAGTTTTAATTTCCTCAGGTGTGAGTTCAGATTTTAATTTATAACCTTTAGACTTATATTCATCAATAATTGATTGTGCTTTATCTCCAAGACCTTTTTCTAAATTGGAACCCTTTCTCCTGTATAAATCAATTCCATCAATTACTTTTTTCTCATACATTGCGGGATTAGAAATATTTTCTTTAGTATCAATTTGTATTAACTCATCATATGATTTCCATCCTCCTTCTTTCTTAAGAAGTTCAATGTTTGAGTCTGCAACCTTTTTGTCTGCGGCATTTTTTTCTTGTGTTGCAGCATCTTGTGCTGCTTTATTAGCGGCACCTGCCAATGTAGTCTCAATTGCATCACACTTCCATTTACCACTTTGACTACCGTCAGCAAATTTGAATGTCATGTCCGCAAAAAAGTCAACTTCTTTACTTGGGTCTTTTGCACTTGGTTTACGATAAAAAACATTACCAGTAGATTTACTTCTTTTCAATGAACCATTTTTCAAACACCCCGCACTAATCGCAATTCTAAGCTTTTCTAAATCACTTGTAGCATCTTCTTTAATCAAAAATGTATTCTTTTTTTCATTAGAATGCATTTCTAATATAGTTTTAACTTCTTCGTTACTAATATTGAATTTCATCTTATCTAGTTATTAAATTGCGTTAGGGTCTAATGCATCTACATCCTCGATATCAGGATTTACTACTGTAGTTTTTTTACCACAGATTTTATCTATGTCAGCGTCTGTAAAAGAGTCATATCCTAAAGATTTTAATTTTTCTTGTGTTTTTGGACCATACTTACCATCAGGAGTCATACCTAAACATGCCTGAACCGTCTCAATAGGTTTTGCGCTACAAAGATATTTGTATGTCCCTGTACATGGTTTGTATTTTGATACTCTTGGTACTGGTGGTACTGGATTTCCTCCTGTTGGGGTTGGTTTTTTATTACGAATTGAACTATCGTCAAAATCTTCAACTAATCTTTTTGTTTCAGATTCAACTACAACTTTTCTACCCTCACAAGTTAATGATTTACCCGTATCAACCCATTTAGTACCATTCCAATCTTTTACTGCACCATCATAGAACAATTGGTAAACTCTACCTGAAGTACCTCTTACTTTAATAAATGTGTATCTATTAGCATTTATATAAACTTTTTGGTCAACGTTTGAATCAGAATCAAAAACACAACGGAATTTTGCCTTAAATTGGTTAATATTCTTTTGCTCAGTACTATCAACTCTCAATTTAGACTCTTTTTTGGTTCTGTAATTCATCGCCGAAAATGTATCCATTAATTCCGCTAATTCTTCATCGTCTAACTCATCAACTAATTTTTGAGCAAAATCGCCATAACCTAATTCTTCAAATTCAGTTTTAATATTACATAAGTCATCCAAATTACCCTTTTTCATTATGTTTGCTTGAGCTCTCCAAAGACTGTCGTCAGTACCACCCATAAATCCAAGTGTTTGGTAGTTAAATGCTCTATTGAAATTACTTGCGATTGACGCGGCGTCAAGGGTTCCTTCACCTTCAGCTCTTGACCTACAAGCATCTAACATTTTTTTAACTGACTTTTCAGTGTCAGTATCAATATCATCCTCCTTAATCAATTTAATTGATGTTTTATTTTCAGTTAAAGTTTTTGATGTATCGTATCCCATCATTAATTTTACTCTATTTAGAGCTTCTTGTGGGCTGTATTTTGGTTGTTTCATAATCTTTTTTTTATAAATATAACGTTATTACTATAAATATGGTGTTTTACCAAATTTGGTTAGCTGCACCTCTAGCTATTCCTGTTTCCCATTTTTGACCTGAAGCCATTAGTGGATTTGCCTTACCTCTTTTTAATTGATAACTATCTGCCCATTTAGGTACAGAACCACCACCTGTAGAACCACCTGTTGATGGCGATGGTGTTGACGCCGCAGCATCTTGTTCTCCTAATTCTCCAGTTTCGTCATCTTCTATTGGTTCTGAGTTCTTATTAAAGAAATCAATTAAATAATCTACATCTAAATTCATATCAATAAATATTTTTATAATTCGAAAAATGTATTTATCTTTGTTGTATGAAAAAAATCGTCGGTATATTAATGTTTTTGGTTCTCCTAACTGGTTGTGAGAAATACGTTGTTGAAAAAAGTGACATCACGTTAAGTGGTAAGTATGTAGTCTCAAAATTACATATCGTAAATGTTGACCAAAATCAAACGCCAGATTCATTATATCTTTTGGGTTCGACATATATCAACGATAAGTTACCGAAACCATTCGATTCAATTGTAATTGATGACTTTTACTTACACATGGATTATTCAACCATGAGACTCAATCTATTGGGAGTGTCTCCAACAGGTCAGGACATTTGGGAATATGGAAATTCTCCTGATGAAATTTTTTATAGAATTCTTGGTAATAACTCTTATAGTAATGGATACATTCAATTTACTTACATTACCTCAACAGGAGCTTCAGCAACAATGACGTTTTTAATCGAGGATGATGGTTTTGAATCTCTTCAACTTAAAAGTTCAGGAGCATGGTTTGAAAGTGAGATGGGTGAAAAACAAGTGATGACATTAAGTCTTACTCGAGTTGGACCTTAATAATATTCAGGTTTAGGTAAAGACTTTGGATTTACTTCGTAGTATTCATTTAAGAATGAAATTAGAACATCTTCGTCTAATTCAAGTTGTAAGTCCATATAGTCATTTTCCTCGTCATCATCCTCAAAAAAATTGAAGTAGTCAGATTCTAAAACATAACCGTATTCTTCTGATATTGAATAATCAATATTGTCGGTTCTAAGAACATCATCACTATCACTGATAGTTCTAAATGTCACTTCCAAAATGTTGGACTCAGCATTTAAGTAGTATGATACAATTTCTTTAATTTCCATATCTAAATTATATACTATGAAATATTACAAATCATGACAAAAGTCATGAATTTATTTAAAAACAACCATTTTTTTTTCAAAAGTAGTGGTCTATATTTAGTAGTATAAAATATAATTTATGAGAATCAACTCCTTAACAATCGATGATTTTTACGCAAACCCAATGGAGGTTAGAGAATTCGCACTTAAACAAGAATTTAAAGTCAGAGGTAATTACCCAGGTCAAAGAACTGAACCATTTTTAACTGACAATACAAAACAAAAATTGAGGGAAATTCTTTATCCGTTTGCGGGTGAAATCACATGGTGGGGTGGAGAGTATACAGGTTCATTCCAATATACTACCTCAGCTGACAGGTCTTGGATTCATGCCGATTCAACTACTGATTGGGCCGCGGTATGTTATTTAACCCCTGATGCACCATTATCCGCAGGTACAGGTTTATTTAAACATAAAGAAACTGGTTGGTCTAATTTTGATTATAAAAGAGAAAATGACCCTGAATATATGAAAGGAGCTCCTCCAGGTCATGACATGCAAGATTACACTAAATGGGAAATGGTTGACCGTGTTGGGAATGTGTTCAACAGATTAATTATGTATCGTGCAGATAACTATCACGTATCTTTAGATTATTTTGGTAAGGACATGTATGATGGTCGACTATTTCAAGTATTCTTTTTCAATACTGAACGTTAATCTAATTTAGCGTTCAGTACTATTTCAGGATTTAAGTCATATAATAAATCCGTAATTCCTTCAGGGCAAATACAAAAACCGTTATAGGTTGCGTTAACTAATCTCCTACGATTAAAAGTTAACATAATAGGTTTAATCATATCAGTATCTTTAATTCTCAAGTCATTTAACGGAGCACCTAAAGCATCTAAAAAATCCATACTATCTTGTATATAGGATTCAAAATAAGGGACATCAAAAGACTCTAAAAAATATTTCAAATAATTACCATATTCAATATCTTTCTGACTCTCATCAAATATGGTACGCATCGAATAACACATACCTTCACCCTTCCAAATAAAGTTCCAAAGATAGTAGTCGTATTTTATACTAATTTTTTCGAAGTCCTGAACAAGAATCTGCTCTCTAACCATATTATCTTAAATTTGCCCCACAAAGCCAAGTAACCAAAGAAGTTCTTGTTCCTGAACTTAATGGGGTTACTCTATGTAATAAGAATGACGGAAAGAAACACAATAAACCTTTAGATTTAGGGACCGTTAATATACTACCACCAACATTCATTTGTAAGTCGCCACCAACATATTCGCTCGGGTCCGATAATTGTAATACTACCGATAATTTTCTATTTGACAATCCAGGACCTAAATCTAAATGCCAATCATAATGACCTCCATCACCATAATATGTGGTATATTGTAATGAATCGTGGTATCCCCAAATGTCAAAATTCCACATCTCTCTATTTGCAGTTTTGGCATAATCCGCAATTTTAGAATATAACCAATCACTTTCATTACTTTCACCAATCCAAGCAATATCACTAATTCTATAATCTGTGACATCACCATCTTTTCCTACCGACGCCTTTTCCTTAGATAATGAATCCCCTAATTGTTTTATTTTATTAATCTCTTCTTCAGAGAATGCATTCTCAAAATAATAGTAATTTAAATGATTTACATTATTTCTTTGTTCAGGTAAAAAATATTTTGATGACATTTTAATATAATTTGTTATTATAAGTATAGTTGAAATGGGTTAGTATTTCAATATTTGATTATGGTAAAAAAAATTAAATTCTTTGACTCAATAATATTCAGTGGTGATGTTGAATTTTTGAAATTCAGATTGACTGAATTAGACCCTTACGTTGATTATTTTATCATTGCTGATTTCAACCATGTGGATAGTGATTTATCGTTCACTAAAAACAAACATTTATTTGAAATATGGGATGATAAAATTTCTCATTTATCTGTTACTGATACTACATTTTTAAATGACATTAAGAAACAATTTATCAGTTTAAAACCAAATTTTGAGGATGTTCTAATGATATCTCAAGTTAATGAATTACCCGATTTTAATGATGTAAACGAATTTTTAAATAAACTTAAATTTGATTCATTAATGTTAGAACACACTAATTTTATTTGGAGTAAAGATTACATTGATAACGATTTACATAGGGGTACTTTAATGTTTTCGTTTAGTTTAATTTTAAGACAAAATAATATAATTAAAACAATATTTGATAGGCGATTTAGTCCTACAATTTACAAAGATACAATTTTTAAAAACGGATGGAGGTTTTCAAATTTTGGGTACGATGAAAATCACAAATATCAAATAAATGAATTACTACCTCCAACAGAAATCAATCCAATATCAACTTATAGGTTAATCAAACATAACAATAAAATCCCACTACCTAAAAACATACACTTATTACCTTATTTTAAAATAGGACGTGATGAGATTAAAAAACATTTGTTTTTGGTTGAGTCGGATTTGGAGTTTGTTAATCAAGATTATTACGATACAATCACAATAATTAATTTTAATTCAAATCTCCAAGAAATTTTATGTGAAAAGATTTCAGACAAAATAACAAAAAGTGTGTTATATCTACCAAGTAAAGTGTTGTATGGTGACCCTGAAACATTTCAGGACGAATACATGATGAATGAAACTAAACGAATGTTCTCTGTTGTGTTTCCACAAGAACAAGATATTATTGAGGTAATCTTTAAAAATGAAAAACCCCTCGTTTTGGGAGGGGTTTCAAATTAATTGTATTTGTTAAATCTGTTGAACATTTCCATGATTCGAGTTCTTTGATTGTTGAATGATTCTTTCAAATCTTCATCAACTTCTTCAAACTCATCTTCTGTTGAGGTAAACTCTTCGTCCTCCTCGTCTAATTCACTTTCGTATGAGAATTCTTGGTATGGTCCACCTTTACCTGGTCCATCACTTGTGAAATTATAAGCTCTGTCCATGTCACCGTAGATTCCTTGAACTCCTGAAATGTCAGGTTGTTCTTCAAGTTCTTCGTCCGCCCAAGCAGATTCCATTTCATCATACTCATACATTTTTTCAGGGTCGTATGAATACATGTCATCCTCATTAACAGGATATACATCACCAGGACCATCAGATTGGAAATTGTATGCTGGTTCTACATCAGACACATCCATATCATCAGCATCGTACTCAAACATTTCCATTTCTTCTTCATCCTCAATATCTTCAAGATAATCCTCAATTGATTTTGACCCCATTAAATGTCCTGTATCACCTTGTCTAAAAGAATACATTGGATTTCCACTCTCATAATGGTGTTCTGAATCAAACTCAAGTTCATGTGGGTCTCCAAGAGGGTTATTATATCTATATTTTTTACCTTTAACTAATTCATGAGTACCAAGTTCGTCTAATTCACCATCAGTTACTTCTGAAGAATTAATATCTTCAAACCCATCATCTTCGTTATCAGGGTCATCAACACCATCTTCGGTATAAGATGATTCATAATCTTCAAAGTCATCATCATCTTGTTCTTTATAAAGGTTCTTGTGCATTCCTTCAAAAGTGTCATCATCGTTTGATGAACCTTCAATATAATCAAAACCTGCGGTTGGGTTTAAATCTTCTTCATGGTAGATATCGTCAAGATGACCAGTACCTTCTTCCATATAGGAACTACCACATTCATTACAAACACCTTCATACATAGTTCCACCACATTCACACATTTCTGAACCTTCAGTCATTTCTTCTTCCATGTGTCCGTAATTACATTCAGTACACATACCGTCCATAATCATGGAACCACACTCATCACAAACTTCTTTGGTTTCAACTTGTTCGTTAATTCCCATGTTAGTGTATCTTTTTACCTCACCTTTATTGTTAACGACCATACCTTCTTTATCCCCAGCAAAGTCGTATACTGTTAATGGTTGAGTGTTAGATACCTGTGGTTGCATTGTTTGGTATCCATTATATAAACTTTTATGTTGGTTCAAAATATCTTGTTTTTCATTTGCAGATAATTGACCTAGTCCGAAATATCCTCTCATAGTTTTTTTATTTATAAATACCACTAAAAACTCAATTTATTTGACCTAACCAAAAATAACGGTTATGATTACGGTATGGGTACAATTGAAGAATACAATATACACGAGTTTGCCGAGGGGGCAATCATTTTGGATGGTTTGGACGAAGCTATTGTTGGTATTACTGAAGAGTTTGGTAATGGTCGTAGAATACTTTATTCCAAAGATAAAATATTAGATATATTAATGAAACGTGACTCAATGACTCACTCCGAGGCTGAAGAGTTTTATGACTATAATATTTTGGGATTATATGCTGGAGAACAAAATCCAGTTTTTTTGGTAACAGAATAATTTGTATATTTGTTGAATAATTAAACCTATTCAACTATGAACATCTTTTTTCTTGATAACGATATCAAAAAATGTGCACAATATCACTGTGACAAACACGTGGTAAAAATGATTTTGGAAACCGCTCAACTCCTATGTGGTGTTCATCATATGACCCCCCAAGTCGCCCCCCAAGTCCCATACAAATTGTCTCACAAAAATCACCCTTGTGCCATTTGGGCTCGTGAGTCATTAACCAACTATTTGGTATTGTGTGAACTTGGTTTGGAGTTATGTCTTGAATACACTTATCGTTATGGTAAAAGACATAAGTCTCAAGATGTAATTGAATGGTGTGTCATCAATAAGCCAAGTATTCAGGACATTGGTCATACCGAACCTCCAAAGGCAATGCCTGATGAATACAAAGTGGATTCTGTGGTAGAATCCTATAGAAATTACTACAGAGGTGCAAAATCATCCTTTGCAGTTTGGAAAAATAGAGAAAAACCTTTTTGGTTTGAAGAAAAAGTATTAGATTTGCAGTATGATTAAAATTGATAAAGACTTTAAAGGAAATGTGTGGATTTTTTCTGACCCACATTATAACCACAAAAACATCTGTCGTGGTACAACTAATTGGCGTTTACCAAATGGTGAAATTCCAATCGAGCAAACTCGTGATTTTCCTGACTTGAGTAAAATGAATGCCACAATCGTGAATAACATCAACGAGAATGTGATGCAAGATGATATCTTGATTTGTCTTGGTGATTGGTCTTTTGGTGGGTTCGAATCTATCAAAGAGTTTTGGGACCGAATAGTTTGTAAAAACATTCACTTGGTTCTTGGAAACCACGACCACCACATCGAGAACAACCGACAAGGGTGTCAGGGTTACTTCTTGAGTGTTTCTCACTACAACACTCTAAAAATTGGAGAGCATACCTTCAGATTGATGCACTACCCAATCAGTTCTTGGGATGGACTGAATAAAGGTGTGATGCACCTTCACGGTCACTGTCACTTACCAACAAACTTACGTTTTGGTAAAGGACAACGAATGGATGTTGGAATGGACGGTCACCCTGAGTTTCGACCATACAATATTCTACGTGAAGTAGTTCCAATGTTGAAAAAACGACCAATTACATCTGAAATGGATAATGACCACCACACAGATGAAATTCAAAACAAAGACCAAGGATGATTAAAATTGAATATTATTATAAACAACCAAAACAAGAATACTTTGACGAGGTAAAATCGGCATGTATTAAGGCTTGGGGTTTGTTTGATGACCAATTTGGTTATGCGACCGAAAAGATTAATAGTATCAAGGATTTGGAGAACAATGCAACAAATTACATGATGATGATTAAAATGTTTCATGTATTAAATTGGGAAATTCTCGCAGAAATGTTATCTTTGGAGACAAGAAACGATATCAGTATTAGATTGAATGCTGGTGTTGAACATTGTGAAACAGATTTCTTTAGTATTTGGGGAAAAAACGAAGCACAAGAAAAATATGGCTACTTGTAAAGAGTGTCCTTGGAGGATAAAAAATAAGCACAACGAATCAATTGTGGGGTTTTCCAAACGAATGGATAAACCTCACAATTGTCACATGGTAAAAGGAGGAAAAGACCTTTGGAATGTGGAAGAAAAAACAAAATGTAAAGGAAGACAAGATTATGAAAAATCTATATTTAGTTAGAGGACTACCTGGTTCAGGTAAATCAACATTCGCAAGGTCGATAGCCAAATCGTATCAGATATTTGAGGCCGACCAGTATTTCATGAAAAAGGGAAAATATAATTTTGACCCAAAAAAATTAAAAGACGCTCATCATGATTGCAAACAAAGAGTTGCAAGAAGAATGAGAGAAAGTTTGTTTAATGATATTTTTTTCAGTAATATTGTGGTGTCAAATACATTCACTCAAGATTGGGAAATGAAGTTTTATCGTTGTATTGCAAAACGATACGGCTATAAAGTTCATACCATTATTGTTGAGAATAGACACGGAGGAACTAACGTCCATGGAGTTCCCGAAGAAAAAGTACAAATCATGGAAGACCGATTTGAAATAAAATTAAAATAAAACATATGCAAACGTTAATATTCAACACAACAACAAAAGAAGTAACTCTATTAGAGGGTGCGAGAGGTAAATCAGGTATTCTTGAAAACTTTAAAAACATATCAACCGTAAAAATCGAAGATGGTTTTTATCAGGTAATGCAAAAGACAAGTGAGGATACAAATTCATCCATCCCTGTGATGAGGGTACCAATTTCAAACACAAACATGATTATCGAAAAATAATCAACTAATCCCCATCTTTTTTACAGGTGGGGATTTTTTATTGCCAAAAAATTCGTATCTTTGTCCCATGAGCGAATTTCTATACACTTTGGAACAATACAGTCGAACTGGTCATCTGTTTAAACAGACCCACCGCACTTTACCATTGTCTATATGGAACTACACTCCTGAAGTACAATACGGTCAAAAGTGGGATAATATAACCCTACAATGCCGTGGTTTAGTAACCGACGACAAAGGTAACGTTATATCTTACCCATTCAAGAAATTCTTCAACATCGAAGAACAAAAACACACTCCAACTGAAAGTTTCGAGGTTTACGAAAAAATGGATGGTTCGTTAGGTATGTTGTTCTTTTATGAAGGTAAATGGGTGGTTGCCACTCGTGGTTCATTCCATTCTGACCAAGCAAACAAAGCAACAGAATTGTTAAATTCAAAATACAACTTGGAATCTTTACCTAAAGGTTATACCACTTTATTTGAAATCATCTACCCTGAAAACCGTATCGTGGTTGATTATGGTAATGAAGAAATGTTGGTTGTATTGGGTATGACTAACCGATTCAACGGTAAAGAGTTGGACTATGAATCAGTTGTTAATTTGGCAAGTGAATCAGGTATGCCAGTTGTTAAGAGATATGACGGTATCAAAGATTACAACTCATTAAAGGCTTTGGTTGATAATAACTCTGAAGGTTTTGTTGTCAAATTCTCTAACGGTGACCGAATGAAAATCAAAGGTGAAGAATATCTACGACTTCACAAGATAATGACCAACGTATCAACTACTGGTGTGTGGGAAATGTTATCTTCAGGTGGTGATATCAACGAACATTTGAAAGACGTTCCTGATGAATTCTACAATAAAGTACAGGAGTATGCAAAAACTTTACAGTACGGTTTTTATCAAGTATCAGAACAATGCGGTAAAGCTCACGACTATTTCCGTTATGGAAAATATGGTGACCGTGAAACTGAACCAACTAAAAAAGAATATGCGGAACACGTAATGAAAAATTCGCATCCACCATATCGTTCAGTAATGTTTGCAATGTGGGATGGTAAACCATATGATAAACTTATATGGAACCTACTTAAACCTGAATTCAAAAAATTGTAATATGGAACAAGTGTTTAAAGAAATTTACGAACAGAATATAGACCATAGCATGATTCTTGACAAAGAATCTGTTATGGTTTGTATTGAAAAATCTTACGAGATTGGGAAAGAAGAATCTCAAGAAAAATATGACAAACTGAAAAGTGCGTTTGAAGATTTGCTGGAACTTTGGGGTGACTACGGGAAATACAATTCTTCCCGTAATCACATGGAAGAGGACTGGAGAAAGGAGGCAGGACTATCATGACAAATGAAGAAAGAATCGAAGAACGATTGATGCACGCACATGAAAGGGGTTATTACCATAAGGTTATGACTAAAGTTAAAGAATTGATTAAAATAAACCCAAAGGCAAACCAATATGAATTGTACGAAACGGTTTGTGACGAATATAAACAAGAATGGTTGAACGAAAATGAAAATGGAACTACTGAACACACACCCAATTAAGAAATCTGATTTAGGATTTCATGGAAACCTTTTTGGTGGAAAGTTATTAGCTTGGATTGACGCCGCGGCTGCAGGTTACTCAATGCAGTTGTGTGATAGTCCAAGGATGGTAACAGTATCTATTGATAAATGTTATTTTGAAAAACCCGCAAGAGAAGGTCAATTATTGAAAATTTACGGACACCCAAGTAAGTTGGGTAATACGTCCATAACTCTTTACATGGAGGCAAGAGCACATAATGTTTACACAGGAAATCAAGTTGTGGTCTTGAAAACAAACATAAGATTTGTTAGAATTGACGAGGAAGGGAATCCGATTCCGATTGGAGAAAAGGGTAGAAACCGAATCGAAAAACTAATCAATGATTTTAAAGAAAATAATGAAGGGTAAATTAGTATATCAAACTGCAGACCCAGAGATGGTCAATAGTGTGGAGGGATGGTTTATTCGTTCTGATTCCTCTTATCAAGTGTCGGAATTATCAGTTAAAAAAATTAACAGTGGCAAATACAACATCAAAGATGGTGATGAGGTAGAATTTGAGATTGAAACAAATTGCTCTGTTATTGATGGTGTTAAGGTTATCCACTCCGTTGTCGCAAAAATAGTAATGGAAGATAATCAATACACAAAAGTTTTCCTAATTGATATTGATGGGACAATTTGTGATGATATTAAAAATGAAGAAAGTCACTTATATCCAACAGCCAAATTATTTCCATCGGCACTTGAGATAATCAATAAGTGGTATGACGAAGGTCATGTTATAACATTCTTTACCGCTCGTGAAGGTAAAGACCGTGAAGTAACTGAAACTTGGTTGAAAGAGAATGGTTTTAAATATCATGGTTTAGTGATGGACAAACCAAGAATTAAAGATAATCAAGAATACGTTTGGATTGATAATCGAAAAGTTAGAGCGGTCACTTATTTAGGTACTTGGTCAGAACTCAGAGAGGTTGATGCGAAAATACAAATATTTGAATAATGGTAGATTTAACAAGATTATTAATAGGTATTATTTTTGGACTCATTGCACAGGTTGGAACATTTTTCCAATTGCAAGGACCCATGAAATATGAATGGTTGAAAACCCATTATTGGTTCAATGTGTTACTTGGTATACCTATTTCAATGTTATTCATATATTCAGTTCAGAATATGATATTGGCATTTGGTGGTCAAATGTGGCCTTCAAGGTTGATTGGTTTCAGTATTGGTGCAATGGTATTCACCATATTAAGTTGGCAGATTTTCAACGAACCTTTGAGTTTGAAAACATTTGTGTGTTTAATGTTGGCATTTGGAATATTAATGGTACAATTATTTTGGAAGTAAGATTATGAATAATATGACTGATGTTGAAAAATCGGCACTAATATCAAAGTTAGATTATGAAATGACCAAAGCGATTTTAAATGGTCATAAGTCAGTTGTTGGTGATAAATTCCAAGAACATAGGGACACAATATTAAAACTAAGAAAAGAATTATTTCCAAACTCAGTTTGGGCTTTAGGAACAAAACAATATTAAAATATGAATAGTTTAGACAAACAATATCAAGATTTACTCCAATCAATTTTGGATTATGGGGTTGAAAAGAAAGACCGAACAGGTACAGGTACCAAATCTATTTTTGGTTATACCATTCGTCATAATATGAGTGAAGGATTTCCTGTATTAACAACCAAGAAAATGGCTTGGAAGACTATGGTAACCGAACTTCTATGGTTCCTTCGTGGTGATACAAACATCAAGTTCCTTGTCGATAATGGTTGTCATATTTGGGATGGCGATGCTTATAAGAATTATTTAATTGAAGATGCTAAAATCTTACCTAATATGTCAAAGGAAAAAATGTTAGAGTTTGGATTTGGATTAACAAAAGAAGAATTCATCAACAAAATCAAAACAGATGATGAGTTTGCTAAGAAGTGGGGTGAATTAGGCCCTGTGTATGGTAAGCAATGGAGAAGTTGGGATGCTCATAATAAATACGATATTGACCCAACACCTGTAGACCAAATCACAAACCTAATTAACGACCTTAAAACAAATCCTGACTCAAGACGATTAATGGTTTCAGCTTGGAATGTAGGTGAATTAGACCAAATGGTTCTCCCTCCTTGTCATTATGGATTTCAAGTTTATACAAGAGAGTTGAGTGAAGGTGAAAGAGGATTGTTGTTACAACCCTACGGATTAGACCCATTAACAAAAGAAGGTAGAGATAGAGTATGGAAAGAAAATAATTTACCAACAAGAGCCATCTCTTTAATGTGGAATCAACGTTCAGTAGATACATTCTTAGGTTTACCATTTAACATCGCATCTTACGGACTTCTATTGACTATTTTAGCAAAAGAAGTTAACATGGTTCCTGACCAACTGATTGGTAATTTAGGTGATACCCACCTTTACCTTAATCATATTGAACAGGCAAAAGAACAGATTACAAGAGAACCATTTAAGTTACCGACTCTCAATCAATTCCCAACTTACGAAGGTTCAAGACCATCAATAGAATCTTATGTGGTTAGTGATTTTACACTTAAAGATTATCAATCACACGAATCAATTAAAGCACCATTATCAAATTAATATGACAAAAGAAACAAAATTTAAAGTAGGAGACAAAGCAATCAAAGTTAAGGGATACAAATTCCCATGCACCATCGTATCAGTTTTTGAAACAGTTGAAGGAAATGTTAGAGTAGTCGGAGAAATGGATGACTACGGATTATTACACATTTTTAACGAAGACCAACTAGAAAAAGTTGATTAATAAAAATGCATGTACATCTGTACTATTTTTTGAGCAAATCTTTGGATTAGAATATTAAACCGATGCATGTCGTCAAAATCATTATTTTTTGATGACATGTATTTTATTAAACCTTGAATCATCTTATCTTTTGATTCATCCGCCATATCTAATACTTCTTGGAACGCCTCATTATCTTCTCTGTCTTCACCATAGTATCTGTCAATCCAATCTCTACCTGAAAATAAAAATGCACCTGACTGAAACATGTTAATTGCACCAGATTTCTGTACTTTCTTAAGGTACTCTCTAAAAAATCTGTAGTCAAAATTTTCAAAAATATCAGGGTTTTTCTCAAAGAATTCATATTGGTTTGAACCCTCATCAATTCTTTCTTCAGGAGCCTTAACCCAACTGTCTGTAAGTGATAATAAACTTAAAGAACTACCATTATCCCACATAACATTAATAATCTCAGCATCTTCTTCAAAAGGGTCTCTACTCACATTTCTAACAGTACCAAGTGTGCCAGGAGGAATCCCAGTTTCACCATCCATGTGAAGACACATCACTCTATCACCTTTAGTTAATTGCGGATTTAATTCTCTTCTTGGCTTACTCATAACATTAAATATCTTTGATATATTTATAAGTATATGGATTTTTTAATTAACGAATCTCAACTGAGATTAATACTTCAAGAACAAGACCAATCTAAAATGACCGATTACATGAAAGAAATGTATTCGTTCACTAAAAGTTTGGTTGAAAAGTCAAAGAAGATTTATGGTTTGAACCTTAAATTACTTTTGACTTGGGGTGCATCAGTTGGTGGATTTGTATTACCATTAGATAACTTCATCAAAACAGGGAGATTCAATTTAACTGAAGAACAACAAGTTCTTATCTTGGTTGGTATTGCCTGTACTTACTTTTACGACAACTCAAGAGCCATTAGATTAATTTATAAGAAGATTAAAGCTGAAGGTCTTGAAGATGTGTTCAAAGAAGTTTTAGTTAAATCTAAAAACCTAAAAAATTCATTCTTCAAATTCTTAAATTCATCTAACATAACTTTAGGTTCAAGTATGGACTTAATAGCATATTCATTTCTAATCCCAATTGTAAATGATATTATGGATGTTGCATATCATGGTGGTAGTGTGGATACTGCAGTTAATCTAATAGTTAAAAGATTAGTCGCCTCAGGTGTAATTATTGTCAGTAAAATAATATTAACTGACGCAATCAAGAAATTAGTTAAGAAGTTTAGTCGATAAACATACGAAGTTTAAAACCCATGGCAGGTGATGTCGGTCGGTATTCTTTACCATTAATTTTATTAAGGTAATAATTTGCATTGAAATAAACTTCAAGATATTCTATTTGAACACTAGGTTCTAAGACCCTATAAATTATATCTTGTGCCTTATCTCTTAATTGGTCATTATCTTGTAGTCTATCATTCAAGGTTGATGCGAATTCATCAATTTGACTTGGGTTAATGCTGAATTCTCCATTATTCACTATAATATCTGAAACATTAAAATAAAAATAAAAATCAATATCAGACCCATTAACTTCATAAAATCGTATCTTTGATTTTTCCCAATCCATACTACCTCTAACTTCAAAGGTATCGTAATCTGAACCCATACTGCGAATTGAAAAATTTGACAAATTACCATTCAAAGAATTTATAATTTCATTTTGGTCTTCTTCGTTAATATATGCCTTTCTTTTTGGTAACTGACCTTCAACTAATATTACTTCTTGATAAGAAATACCTGAACCATAATATTGATTCATATTTTCAAGTATATGGTACACATCATAACTAAACTTTTCAACAACATATGATTGTCCCTTTTTAGGTAAAATAACATTTACAGTTATCTCAATCCCAAAATCTTCGTGAGGTTCAACGGAAATAAATTGGTATTCAAATCCATCAACTATGAATGGTTCTGACATTAAAAAGTTTTTTGCAAATTTAACTAAATTGTTCATTATAAACTATCCAATATTTTGTCGACAACAATATCGATTTCGTCGTCAGTTAAACCATGTTTGTGACGATTTTTATCAAACCAATCATCAACCACATCCGCAAATGGTCTTCTTTGTTTTTGGGCTCGTTTTTTAAATCCAGCAATTTGAGCTTCGATTTCGTGAGGTTGTGTATAATATTTCAATGATTTTTTTGGTTCTTTTCTTGGGAACTTATAACCTCTTTCGTTTTGTTCTAAATGTTTTATTTCATGAGAAATTAATTCAACCAATTCAAAATGTAATTCTTCCAACATTTCACGGTCTAAATTCGGATTTGATTTTATTCTAACAACAATGGTGTCATCATCTGCATAGTATTCCCCATCAACATCTACCGTGTCAACATCATCATCCACTTCCATATATAATTCAACCGAAAATGGTGAGTCTATATTAGGGAAAATATAGACCATCTCTTCACCACCAAGAATATCTTCAGGTAAATTAAACTCACCCTCTTTTTGATATTTGAATGTCGTTAGAATGTCTTTTACCACATTTTTTATTGCGATATCGTATCTACCTTCATTTATCACTCCTTCCAACATATACTTTGGGTCAACATCAGTCACTTTATCAATAATTCTGGTACAAGTCACATAGTTATCAATACCCCAATATTTTAAAAATTTACGTAATAGTTCATTGACTTGAGATGTTAATGAGTAGAATTTAGTATCAGTATTTGATATAACATAATCGTGTGTTTTTGCTGCTGCAAACACATAACCCAATATTTGTCTTAAGTGTTCGTCGTCAACTTTTTCTAATATTAAAGTATATTCAATAAAATTTTTCCATTCACCAATAGAAATCATTGGTTTCATTCCTGTCAATTTTACTTTAACATCTATTTTACTGACATCATTTGGCAACCCATAAGGATTTGTAATTACAAATGAGTGGTCGCTTAAAAACTCATTAAGACGTTCAATAGGGAAATCAATAATATCCATTACTTATAAATACTACCATATGGAATAGATAATCCAATTCCGAACCTAAATCCATCCATATAGTTAATACCTACCGCAAAATCCATGTTGGTTTTCTCACCAGTAATCATTCTGATAGGATAAATTTTTACCCAAATATCAGGACTTAATTCAGGTCCATCAAAGTAAGCTTTGAGGTATGCTCCACCCATAATACTAAATGTGTTTTTTTCATTAACATAGGTTAGACCAACCCTGTTGATAATTGTTAATGGTGTTGTGTAGATGTAAGGATGTGGAAAAGTTGTCACATAATACCCTCCACAATACAATCCAATTTGTTTATAGTTGTAAGAAGCAACCAAACTTTTTTGACTTGGAACATATAAAACATCACACTGTTGAGCCTTGACAGTTATAAATAAAAAAAGTAAAATTGTTGTGAGTATCGTTTTCATATAACAAAGATACAAAAAAAGTTTGAACTTAAAATTTTATTTTACTATAATTTAAAAAACGAAATATAACATGTCACGAATTAATGAACTTAAGAAACAAAATCCATTCCTAACCATAGACGGTATTGATTTTATCACCGAATTGGTGGGTAAGAGTAAATACACAGAAATGTTGGTTAATTTAATTAAAAATGACCGAATGAAAGAATTTGACTCCGAAAGTCGTCGAAATGATTATGAGTACGAGCTAAAAGAATTCGGTTATGATGATGAAGCCCTTAAAAACATGGATATTACCGAACTAATGAGAAGAGTAATGTTTTTGAGTTATTATGTTGGTCATAATCATTTAAGAATGATTAAACAATTTATTGACTTAAACGAACGAAACTTAATTTCTCAAAATGATATAACCAAATACAAAACTTTTAGGGATGTTGAATTAGAGATTTCTTTGTCAGAACTTAAAAATATGGACAAAGAATTATCTAAACAAACTCATAAATTATATGAAGATAATGAGTGGTTGGTAATTAAACCTATGTCATACCAAGCATCTTTAAAATATGGTGCAAGTACTAAATGGTGTACCGCGTCAAAAGAAAATTCTGACTATTACTTGAGATATTCTAGAAAGGGTATTTTAATTTATTGTATTAACAAAATTACAGGTGATAAAGTTGCGACATTTAAATCCCATGAACAATACGAAAAAGAAACATCATTTTGGGATATTGTAGACCAAAGAATTGATTCAATGGAAAGTGGTTTACCGAATGTTGTAATTGACGTAATTAAGAAAGAATTCAAAGAGCAAGTTAAATCTAACTTTGAATTATTATCTGACGAAGAAAGAAACCGACAATTAATGGAATTGGAAGGTAGATATTTAAAAGTTTCTGAGGGGGAACAACCACAACCAACTGAACAAGAGGTTATTCCTAGATTCCGAAATGTTGCAAGATTAGTACCTAGGAGAACTCGTAATATTGAGGAAACAGTTACAGAACAAATAACTGAAGATATTAATGAAGATATTATTAATCAACTACGTAGATTGGTTAATTACGAAAATCAAGATGAGGTAGTTGATGGTTATGAATATCCAAACCAAGCAGGTTAATCAAATTCTTCAATTTCAACTATTAAGTTACCAGAACCTTTTAGAACACGATGCCAAGCAAGTTTCGGAATGAATATTTGTTTGGCATTTTCTAATTTGTTTGGCAATTCATTTTCCATTTGAAATAACCAACCGTTACCTTCAATCACAGTAACTTTACGGTCTTTAAGGTCTTGATGCCATTTTAATTCATCTTCTTCCACGTCAGGACTAAATGTTCTAACTAATTTACCTTCTTTTTCAATCTGTTCAAATGGGAACTCCATACTAAAATAATGGTCTTTTATTCCAATAAATGTGTAGTTGTTTATCAACTCCTAACATTTTAAAAAAATTTGATATGTCTAAATTAATTCTATTTGTAATACTTCCTTTTGAATAATCAGGTTCCATATCAATAAAAAAATTAATTCTATTTGGATTTGATGGACCATAATTAACTTTATAAACTATCATTGTAATAGGTTCATCATCTTCACCAACTAATTCACTATTAATTTCAGGTGAAATTACATCATCTAAATAATTTTGTAAGTATTTTTCAATCTTATCAGTTTCCATTACCAAGAATTTGAAGATGATAGACCTAATTGTTTTGCATATCTACCAACATTACAAGACCAGTAACCTGCAGTTGTCCTATCTTTCTTTTGGTCACACTTGTGTCTTGCTCTAAATGATTTGGCTCTTTTCTTATTTGAGTTTTTTATCTTTAATCCTGGGTCACCAAAAGTAACTTTTTTAACACCACCATTTTTACTTTTAACATAAACCGCAAATTTCTTTGGTCCACCTGGTGTTCTAAATGGTTTACCTAATTTAACATTTTTACCACGATGTTTAGCTTCTGCTAAAATATCCTCTTCAGTTTCTGTTTCATAAATGTAAGGTGCATCTAAATAAACAATTTCATTACCTATTTTAACTCTTTTACCCAAATCAGATTCAACCATTAACCTATCTTCTTCGTTCAAATCAATAACACCTTCATTATATAATGCTCTAACTTCGTTTACTAAATCGAAGTAACCTTCAGAATAAACTCTAAATACATTATCAGTTAAAGACAATCCATTATCAATATGATATTGTAATGCTTCTGAAATCTCAACATTCTCTTTCAAGATTAAAGTTTGGTCAAGATGTTGTTCTAACGCTTCTCTGATTAATTTTTTTAAATTCATATTTGTGAGTATTTTATTATAAATACTTCGATTATCCTTGTTTGTGGTATTTATGATAAAGAATAATATGGAAGAGTCTGAACCATTATTTTACGAAAGTGAATTTTTACCAAATGTCCAAATTGCGGTGGTATCTGAAGATAATCCACAATACAAAGATTTGAAACCATTTTTTGATGAATATGGTTATGGGTTTATGGTTCCTGGTAAAAATTTAATTATTGTTGATGGTGAACAGGTAGATAACTTTGACAATTTAAAGTTTATTGAGGCTCACGAAGTGTCACATATTATTATGGGTCACGATGGTCCAAGAAACCAAGATGACGAAGTTGATGCTGATTTAGGAGCATATATTTTATTAAAACAATCAGGTAAAAATGAATCCCTAAAACAATTATTAAAGTATTTCAAAACTCGTCATGGGATTAAATTCGACGAAAATTTACTAGAAAGAGTAAAAAATTACTTTTCTTAACACCTACAAGTAGGTTTTTTTCAAAAGTTTGTTATATTTATTTGTACATCGCTCCTTACGGAGTGTTCTCATATATACCTTTTCCAAAAGACCCGTGAATTTATTTTGACGGGTCTTATTTTTTTATTACATTTGTAGAAATCTAAAAATTATGGGAGCAACAAGTAATCATTACGGAGATATCTCGGCTTGGGTCGAAAAAGTTATCGAATCATGTGAAACATCTAAACAGGCAATTACTGCACATAGATTATTAAGAAATTTTGAAGACCGTCTTATATCGGAATTTCAAGAAACTTATTGGCCAAATCAACACTACGATATCATTCGTCCTTTGAGTTTAAAGTTACTTGACAAAAAAGATGAAATATTAAAAAAAGAATTATTATGAAGGTAGAATTTGCAGACTCTTTTAGTAAGAGCATAAAAAGATTAATACGTCACAACACTTGGTGGTATAAAACATACTCCCTGTTTCGTTATGACTTACCAAGATTTTTCAAAAACATTTGGAAATTCAGAAAAGGATTATGGAACCATTATTGGTTTGACCATCACGGTACCTTGAGATTTTTGGAAATAGGTCTTACCGATATGGCGGATAGGATTGAGAGAGATGGTTTGGAGGTTGATTCGTCTCGTTTGAAGAAAGTCGCCAAAATGCGTAGAGCCGTTGAGTTAATTAAAAACTACAACGAAGACAACTACATTGAAATGGCTGAAAAAGAACTTGGAGAAATAGTTCTTCATGAATGGGAATTTGAAGATGTTGAAGGCAAGCCAGGTTATTCTCGTCTAGTTGATAATGACACTGAAGAGGAAAAAGACCATAATCACAAAGTATTTGAAAGAGCCCATGAAATCGAAGAAAGTGAGTGGAATGAGTTGTTTACGATTTTAAAAGGTCGACCTTCACCTGAATTTCAAATGTTTTTAGACAAATCTGAAAACAAAGAGTCCGCTTGGGATAATTGGTTTGATGGTTCTGGTATGCGAGGTTGGTGGGATTGATAAAAAGTTGTATATTTGTATTCTAAAATTTAAGTCATGAAAATAGTATTCATCAGCGACACACACGGAAAACATGAAGTTTTAACAACCAAGGCATATAATAACATCTTGGGTGAAGGGGATATCCTTGTCCACGCAGGAGATTGCACCAACTTAGGAAAAACTCACGAAGTTAAAGAGTTTTTGGATTGGTTTTCTAACACACCATTCACTCATAAAGTATTCATCGCAGGTAACCATGATTGGGGATTTGTAAAAAACCACGACATTGCACCTGAATATAAAGAAAAAGGGGTTCATTACCTTTTTGACAGTATGGTTGAATTGGGTGGTGTTAAAATCTACGGAAGTCCATGGCAACCTGAATTCTACAATTGGGCATTCAACCTACCAAGAGGAGAAAAACTAGCTGAGAAGTGGGCAAAAATCCCTGAAGGTCTTGATATCTTAATTACTCATGGTCCCGCACATGGAATGGTTGACCACACTATGCAAGGTCTAAATGTTGGTTGTGAAGATTTGTTCACCAAAATTTTGGAAGTTCAACCAAAAATCCATGTTTGTGGTCATATCCATTGGGCTTATGGTCAGAAATCATTCCATGGGGTTGAGTTCTTAAATGCAAGTGTCTTAAATGAAAGATATCAATACCAAAACAAACCAATCGTAATTGAGTATAATCCTGAAACTAAAGAAATTGAGTATGTCTAAAGATTTGTGTGATTGCGGAAAAGTTGCAATTTGGAGTTATGGTCCTGGGTTTTCAAGTGGGGAGAATCCAAACTTTTGTGATGATTGTGTCCCTCGTGGATGTGATTGTAATCACAGATATACTGATGTCAATGCATACCATCCCGCATTAGAAAATCCTGATTTACCTGAAGGTGAGGAAGGGAAGGATTGGAAATGGGTTGATGATGAAAAAAGATGTTGGTGTAATATAGATGAAAAAGGAAGAGAATATCCATGTGCGGAGTATTTCTACGATGAAGAAGGTTGGGATTCCGAAGATTAAGAAAAAGGAATATGTAAATTAAACATATTCCTTTTTTTTTTATATTTATTAATATGGCAGAACAAAGTCAATTTTCAAAATTACCAAAAAAACAATTAGTGTTAATTGCTGAAAAGTTAATTGATGAGGATTTTCCAACAGGGAATCCTTATGATAGTTATAGTTTTTCTGAGGCGTATGAGACATTATCAACCATTGGTAAATATTTTAGTATTACTGCGGTTCATGAAGATGTTGAGTTCTTCTCAAAATTTCTTGAAATGAATGATGATGTTCTTGCAGACATATTTGAAACGGGGGACAAAACTCTATATGACAAACTTGTAATCCCTGTGGCACAAACATATGAATTACGTTACAATGTTTGGGGGTCGTGTACCTTTGACGACTATATGGGCCAAAAATTTGATTCTTATGATATGAATTGGGTTGAGGATTCCGCAAGACAACAAAGAGATGACGGTAACTGGGATTTATTTGATGGTTATAATGTTAGTGACACAACATACGATAACTTTGATACCTCAGATTATAGTTTTGATGAGGTAAGATATGTTAGTGAACCAGTTAAAGAATCTTTATTAAATAGATTGGTTCTTGAAAATACAAGTGAAGTTGTTTCGTCTTTAGATAGAGAAACATTATTAAAATTAAAATCAATTATTGATTCAAGACTTAGGTCCCTTTGATTTTCTCTTTGGTTTCATTTCATCAACCAAATCACCTAATGTTTTTTTCTTAGTATTTGCAGTTTCAAAACCTTTCTTCCATTTGTGTTCAACAGAAACAGGTCCTGATTGGGTTTTAGAATAATCATACTTCCAAATTGAAATACAATCTTCCGTTTCGTATACTCTCTCGAATTTTGTTTGTTTTTCTGGTTTTTGTGACATATCACAAATATACGAATTTTTTTTATTCTTCGTTAAGTTTTTTCTCTTTTTGTATTTGACTAACAATGTAACCAGCAATTGCAAATTCTAAACCAGCCCAAAGAGTGATGTCGGATGATGATAAGTTATCAATATTCTTAATTAGGAAATAAATCATTCCCCACTGACCAACAATAAATGCAATACCTGATTCGATTCTTTTTTTAGAAAAATAAGAATCTTTATTACTATATAAATTAATTAACTCTTTAGTTAACCATTTAATGTTTGTCCAACCTAAAAACCATTTTTTCTTCATATCTATAAATATCTTAAGGTGTTACTCCAACATGGAGTATTAAATTACCTATATGAGCACCACTACCCCAACTATAAGTATACGACCCCACAGTACAACCTAAAGTCGATAATGTTTGTCCTGTGAAAGTTGATTGAGACGTTAAAGTTGTGTTTGAAACATATCCCGTAGGAACAAGTAATTGGTAATCACCTGGCCCGAATAGAAGAATACCCATAGGGTCTCCACTTCCAGTATTTGCATTAATTTGACCACCAGAACCAAAATTACTTGGGTATGTTGTTACGCCGCTATATACATCGGATGAGACAACTGAACCACCCGCACCTGAACGTAAAATTGATGTACTGGCTCTAACCAATCCTTGGAATGAGGCATTGAATGAATATGACAAATCAGTTGTGTCGAATTTACCCGTACCCGACATAACTACATCGGAACCTGATTCAAATAAATACATATTAAACACCGAAGAAATTAATGGTTGTGACCCTGTTGGTGTCTGAGTTACTGTTGGTGTGTTAGTATTTGTTGGTGTTGGAGTATTAGTTGGTGTTTCAGTATTAGTTGGAGTCGGGCTAACCTCAATAAAATTAGATGATAAGAAATCGTACATTTGACCTATTTCAGGGAAAGTTAATTTTCTATCATAGAAATAAAGATTTGCAACGTAACCAAAAGGTTGTCCACCTAATAAATTATTTGCCCACATAACATGTATATCTCCACCAGCACCTGCGGCAACAGTACCAACTTGAGTTCCATTAATATAGAAAATTTCAGAAACATTGTCACCAACAACGGCATATTGTACCCACATATCTTGAATTGAAGTAACGTCGTATCCTGAATCCACAAACCCAAAATTGTAATATCCTAAATTATCGGTACCAACCTCAACTAACATTGGTATATTATTATTTGTCCTAAATAACGTTCTCCAATTAGCGGAACTTGAATTTATTCTTGCCCATCCAACATAAGTATAACCACTCGTAGGCAGGGACGGACCTGTACCAATTACTTGAATTAGGCTATTACCTGTAGTACAATCAAAACACTTAATACCGTTTAATGTCGTAAAGGCCGCTCCCGAAGATAAAATATTATCATATGAACCAGCCAAATCATAAACAGTTGTACCTGAACCAGGATAACTAATAATATTATTAGCATCTAATTGCATTATAAGGCCATTAGTTACAATATTTGATGTTGGGGTAACTGTTGGAGTATTGGTTGGTGTTTGAGTCGGTGTCTCAGTATTAGTTGGTGTTTGAGTTACTGTTGGTGTTTGAGTCGGAGTCTCAGTGTTAGTTGGCGTCGGTGTCTGAGTTGAAGTTTCCGTATTAGTTGGTGTTGAAGTTACAGATGGAGTACCTGTTGGTGTTGGTGTTTCAGTATTTGTTGGTGTAACCGTAGGAGTTGGAGTTGGATTATTAGTAGGTGTCGGTGTTGGAGTTGATAAAACCCATGAATTCCAATATCCGTTATTTGTTAAATAAATAGATGCATCATTCCCACTTGCAAATGGTGCTGGAGGACCTCCAACAAATTCATTTGCCAATTCTAAGAAAGAAGGTTCAGTTAGAGCTTGGGACCTTTTAAATCCTAAACAAGCAAGAATCCCAACGGGTGTTGGTCTATCACAACTAGGCACTGGATAACATATCACATAACCATTTGTTTGGTCTGGACCTCCCCACCATTGTAGTCCTCCAAAATTCGCACTATACTCCACATCAACCTCTTTGACTGCAATATTACCAACTTGTGTTGTACCTGAAATTAAAGAACCCGTATTATATGCGAATATATTTTGAACTACTGACATGAATTAAATTGATTACTAATAAATACTTTTATATCTTAATAAGTTTGTGCAGTATTCCAAGTGTTCCTTGATGCGGTTGCCGAGAATCCTGAAATAGTACTTAATGTTGTCCATGTAGTACCGTTATTACTTCCTGCAATAGTCCAAGATGCAGGGTCTCTACTTACCTCATCATTTGCAGTTGCCCATCTATACCCTGTAAATGCCTTAGCACTTGAGAATTGGAATATGAAGTTAGTTATGTTTCCATTTGTTACAAAGTTCAAGTCAAGCGCTTTAGTTGTTAAGTTTCCGTCAACCAAGTTTGGTGGAGTTTCTCCTACAGGATTATTTCCATTAGGATTTGTAACAGTCACACCCGCCATACTTTGGTCAACACCTCCAATTTGGAATACAAATTCTGCCGCCTGTACACAATTACCATTAGGTGGGGTTGCTCTAGCCTCGGTTATTTGCCATCTATAATATGTGTATGCAGGTCTTGTTGGTGTTGGGGTTTGTGTTTTTGTTGGAGTTTGTGTCGTTGTAGGAGTTGGTGTTGGAGCAATTGATGTTGCAACATATGTACCATTTCCTGTAAATGTTAGAATGGTATTTGAACCGTTAGTTGTTACGATTGGTGAACCAGTGTAAGTACCAAGTTGGTTTGTCGGTATTGATAAGATAACAACCCCTTTGGACCCATTACCACCAGCACCGCCATTTGTGGCGCCACCTCCACCACCAGAACCATATCCTGTTGCATTGGCTCCCGAGCCACCATTTTCAACGCCACCATTTCCACCTCCTCCAGTCCCACCTGAAGACGCAGATACACCAGTTCCTCCACCTCCACCACCACCGCCAGCATATACTACTGCTGAACCTGTAATGTTAGATGTGGTACCATTACCACCATTACCACCAGTTGCACCTGAACCTGAAAGACCAACTGATGATGAACCACCACCTCCACCTGCTGCAACATTACCTGGATTTGTACCTCCACTATAACCTGCAGTTGCGCTTCCACCCAAACCACTACCAGAACCTGCACCACCAGCTCCACCACCTGAAGCGCCAGTACTACCTGAGGTAACTTGTGTTAGGTTAATATTATAACCTCCTCCACCACCACCAACTGCAGACAATGAAATTGAACCTCCGACAAATGTAGTTGTGCTACCATTAGACCCTTGACCTGAACTTGCACCAGTACCTCCATTACCAATTGTAATTGTATATGTGGTATTACTTGTTAAATTAGTAGTACCACTGATAACTTGACCGGCACCACCACCGCCACCCCAGTTAGCACCACCACCAGCACCACCACCAATAACTAAGTAATTGGATGGAGTTATTAATCCTGTTGATGTTGGAGTTTGAGTAACTGTCGGAGTTGGTGTTTTGGTTGCTGTATTAGTCGGCGTTACGGTATTAGTCGGCGTTACGGTATTAGTTGGTGTTTGAGTTTGGCTGGCAGTAATACTTGGAGTTGGTGTTTGAGTCGGAGTTGATGTTAATGTTGTTGTTGGTGTTTGAGTCGGAGTTGGCGTTACAAGTACAATGACCCATGAATTCCAATAACCGTTATTCGTTAACCATATTGATGCGTCATTACCTGTTGTAAAATTTTGACCAAACGAATTATTTACCAAAGATAAAAATGACGATTCATCAAATGGATTTATCATTGTCTCAGTACCATAAAACCCTACGGATGCCGTAACACCTGATATATTTGTTGGTTGGGTATTATCGGGTACAGGTACCGCAATAACATAACCCAAGTCTTCATCAGGTCCCATCCACCATGTTACACCACCAGGTCCTGAACCATAATCCTGTGGAACATTCCCAATTGCCAAATCACCAAGTTGGGTTGTACCCGAAATTGATGGTCCTGGATTATATGCAAAGGGTCTTGTTGTTGCCATTTACAATAAATATAACACAATAAAAAAGGGGGACTAAACCCCCTCCTTTTATTTAATTATTCTATCGTCGTGAGTGAAAATCTCCAAAGTGGACGACTTACCACTATTGTCTAACCAATCGACAATTTCAAGTTCTTGACCTTTATAAAAAATCTTGTCAATAAAATCCCAATCACCATTTGGAGTTTCAATACTTCCTGTTGAGTAAGTGAAGTCTTTTGCGGTTGGGATTTCATCTGTTTCAAATTCCATATAATATAAACCACCTTTACTTTCATCAACACTCAAGTAAACGTTTCTTGTCTCATCTTCTTTTGGAAATGCATCGTACCCAACGTAATCATTTTCTTCATGATAGTTTTCATCTAACTCACCAGTCTCATCAATGTCAAAAGCTAAAACTTCTTTTTCCATATCATCTTCAACCGTGAAATACATGGTTCCATTATCAAATGATTTTGAGATATGGAATAACTCACCATCCCAAATGTCGATGTTTATTAATTCATCGAGGTCATAACGAACTTCCCAAAGTTCCTCATAACCCACTTTTTTCATTAAGTCTTCAATTTTTTTAACTTGTTCATCTGTAAGTGATTTACCAATCGCTTCCAACGACCATCCATAACAATTTAATTTATACTTCGCCATAATGTTTCAAATGTAATTAAATATTTATGGTAAAACAAGCCTCCCAACTTAGTTGGGACTTTTAGGACCGTTACTGTTATGGTAACACGAAAAGGAGGGATTCGCTACCCCTCTTTTTTTTTTATAAGTTAATCCCGTCTAAAAATTTTTTAATAGTTCTTCTAAGTGTTGGCGTGTCTATATGTACCCATTCTTCCTGAAGATAATTAAACAATTTACCCACCAAATATTTTTTGTTTGAATTAATTGTATAGGTTTTACTGTCTATTGATAACTGTTTAATTGGAACTTCCATCCAATCAAATTTAAATTCACTAACTGGGAAATTTCGTTTAAGGTGTCTTAATAAATCATCAGAAGTATTTCCTTCATATTTGGACATAATTTCTTTACGTTCTTCTTCTGTGATTCTCATAATAATAAATATAGTAGTATTTATTTGTAACTAAATTATAAGATATGGCAAAAGCATCAAAAGGCTCAAATTCAGTTTCAGTTAAAAGAGAGAAAAGAAAAGTTTCAAGACCTGGAATCCACTCAAAAACTAAAACTTCAAAATTGAAAAATTCCAAAAATTATAAAAAGATTAACCGAGGACAAGGGTAATCCAACTATAGATTTTTGGTCTATCTTATTGTATTATTATCGTAATGGATAATAAACGAAGACTCTATCGCCTACTCGAAGTATACCTTAATGGTTTTAAAGGTGACTTGGTGGAAAGTATCTATGGTAAAAAATCACTAATTAAAGTACACACCGTAACTTTTGGTATTTCAGATAACAGTGTACTTGTAGAACTCGTAGTTGTTTTGGGTGACGTAATAAACGAAGAGACTTTGGACACCTCATTAGCTGAGGTATTAATTCAAGATGCTTTGGTTTATTTTTGGCCTGAGAAAAAAATCAGGACTTTAGTTAGATGGGATGTTTAATTGATATTATTTCTTAATAACGAACTCATTAGTTCGGCATTTTCTTTCTGTAAATATTCAACTTTAACCGTAAGCTGAGCAACTTTCTCAGTCAATTCTAAGATAGTTTTTCTCATATTATCTTTTTCATTTGCACTTGTTTCTAATAATGCTTCTAATTTGGCTATTCTGTCTCTGCAGTCATGACGGATAAAATCCTCATCTTTTTCTCTTTGCATGGCTCTCTTCTCATAAAATCTCCAAGCTGCCGTACTTCCTAAAACCGTGATAAGTGTAACCACTACCGCCCAAACTGATTCAACGTTCTGCATATTTTTACATTTTTCTAATAAATATGATAAATAAAGAAAAAAGGTCGATTTAGAAAGTTTTTTGTCTTTTGGTCAGGAGCGAAATAATTATTATTCTTATAGAATAATAATATAATATATAAAAATCTTAAAAATTAAAAAAAAAATAAAAATACTAGTCTAGTACTAGTTCTAGAGAAAATCCAAACAACACTCAAACCCAAAGGTCCCTTCTAATTTTGCACAAATCCCAAGTTCTCTAATATTTTGAGGTTGTTTATCTTTTAACATTACAAACACACTAAATGAATCAGGAACCCATTTTGATTTTTCATTATCATACACTGAGGTGGGTAATGCTCTGAACTCAAATATTTGATATCTCTTATCGTATGAATCATCCAATAAAGTTTGGTACATCATCTTTAATCTATCTTTGTCCATGTCATGTCAGAATTTAACACCACAGAATAGACGTGTTTTTTATTCCATTCAGATGGTTTAATTAATGATAATGAATGACCACCATCAGAATCCTCATATAAATGATATATTTCACCTACAATTGGTTCAAATTTATATTTGGACTCGTATACCGTTTGAGTGATTAAAAATGATTTCTGAAGGGTTTCTGCTTGTTCTACGATTTCTTTATATCGTCTGTCAAAAACTTTGTTGACTTTGTCGAGACCGTTTTTCTTAAATGACGTTAAGTCGGTGGGTTTAATGGACGGGGCACCCACGTTACTTGCATATGGTAATAATCCAGGTCTGTCTGCAACGTTATCGGGTTTCTTGGTTTCCATGTAAAAAAAAAATGTCCCACTAGTGTGAGACATTAATATAAACAATCTTTAAATAAAAATCAAATTACTGACCTTTAATCATTCCCATCCCGTGTTTTAAGAATTCTTTAGCTCTTGCTGAAATGTGTTGCATTCCATAAACTTTTTCGATGTCTTTTACCAACTCTTCACCATGTTCATTCTCACGATAAAGCTCGATTATTTTATCCATGGCTGAACCACATTCTTTTTTTGTTTCGTCAAAATAGTTATAAGGTTTGAATGACTTTAAATGATTCATCACTTCACTTGCCAAGTGTTCACCACCATCCGAAATTTTTGGATGTAATCGAAGGGTCTTTAACAACTCAATTTTATCAACCAAACCATTAACTCCGTTTGGTCTAATCTGAACACCCTCAATATAATCTTCGGTATCATCGTCACCAACAATTTCTTCAAGAGACTTTACATTCCCACCATGGCAGAATTTTCTGTCGTCTTCTTTTGTCTCGGACTCTTCTTTAATAAGATAAAGTCTTTTAATTTCTTCTTTATCTGATTCTGTAAGTTGAAATCTTTTTCCCATAACAATAAATATAACAATAAAGTGAATTATAATAATCCGTGTAAAAAAGAGATTTTTTCTTCTTTTGTCAATTCTTGATGGGTAAATGAGAACGGGTCATAATCACAGAGGTAAAAATGTTTTTTTAAGTTATGGTATACCTTTTTTGCTGTAGAAAAATCATACATAGACCTATAATCATATAAATCCTCATAAATTATACGTTTTTTATCTATAATAGGGTCTATAAAGTCAATTTTATCTAAATCATCATAAAAATGTTCAATTCTAACAAAGTAATCAGGTATTTTATCATCAAATACCCATTTTTTAAAGTATTTCATGTTATTTGACTCATTTTCTAAAAAATCAACAGGATTTACGACCAATTTCCCTGATTTTAACGATTTTTCCACAAATTTGTTGAATTTTTCCCTTAAATCAGGTATAAATTTCTTTTTTACGACCTTATTTGGTGATACAAACCCTAAAAATAGGTCAAAAACCCTATAATATGGGTTGGATATCGTACAAATTACCTTATAATCGGGAAATTGGGTTGATTCCGTCACACAGTGGTCATAATTTGTGATATTTTCACTATTTTCGACTGAAAACCCGTAGTTTTTAAGGATTTCATACATTTTATCCTCACCACTTGATTCAAGTGCCCACCAAATTACCTTATGTTCATGAGAAATGTTCATTTTTCAATATTAAATAAAAAAACCCCTAATTTGGGGTCTTTTTTAGAATAATTTTTGACTATCGTTGTAGAGTTTTTTCATTGACGCTTCAATTATGTTGATTTGTCTTTGGTCTTCATCTGTGACCTCAAAATTTTTGGCCTTAATTTGACGAACTTGTTCTTGCATTCGTTGATATCGGGTAATCATATCATCGTATAGTCTTGCCTTTTCTTGTTGTGTTAAATGTTGTGCTCCCATGTTGTGTTTTTTTATAAGGATAGTCTATAATTATTTTTTATCAATAGGATTTGTTTTTTTATGTTCCTTCCATTCCAACCAAAAGGCTAAAGCAACTACAATATTCATTCCAGCGGACATTATTATCTCATGAATATCTTTGTATACATTCATAGTTAAATGAATATGACCAACCACCCAAAACGGTATTGCCATATTGGAGCCTATCCATCGTATTGAGTATAATAAGAATGACATATTATACCATTCCTGTTTGTTTGTAGTATTGCTTTAAATCTCCAACAGTTAACGGAGATTCAATTGGCTTACCTAATTTTTTGTTGAATCCTGGATTTGCTTTAGCTACTGTTTTTGCTGAAAGGCCTTTAGCTTGTAAAACAAAATCATCAGGTTTTCCCGCCGCAACAGGGAAGAAATTATAAATGTATAAATCTGCAGGGTTTTTTATTTTCCCTCGTTCATAACCACTTACCCAAAAGTCTTTGATTGCATCCATTTGAACCCCCAAATCATTTCTCAGTTCCTCTAACGTATATGTTTTACCATTTACAGTTTTAGTTCGACCACCTCCAGGACAAAACTGAATTAAACCAACACACCCAATACTATTTTTAATTTTTGGGTCCAATCCTGATTCGTGTTTCATTAGTTTAATTATTGAACTTTCAGGTATATTAATCGCATTTGAAATCTCTTTCAATTTCTTTTTGAAAATAGGATTATTTAAAAGTTCTTGACCTTTTGCGGATATATTTGTTAATTCACTACTTTCGGTATTGCCTCCTGTTGAAGAAGTTTTGGTTGAAGTACTAATTGACTTTCCACCTGTAACCATTTTTATCAAATCAGATAAAAGACCTTTTAATTCTTGTTCTGTAAGTCTTACTACTCTTCCCATATTAAATAAATACCATAATAAACAAAAAACCCCACCTGTGAGATGGGGTTTGATGTTAAATCATTTCGATTGAGTTGATTTTGTCTCCTTGTTGGATTTGGTCTACAAGGTCAAGACCCTCAACCACTCTACCAAAACATGTATGGTTTCCATCCAAGTGTTGTGTGTTTTGTCGGTTATGACAGATGAAGAACTGAGAACCACCTGTGTTACGACCTGCGTGTGCCATAGAAAGAACACCTTTGTCGTGGAATTGTTTTGGTGCGGTAACTTCACATTGAATTGTGTAACCTGGTCCACCATTACCCATTCCGTTTGGACATCCACCTTGAGCAACAAATCCTGGAATTACTCTGTGGAAATTAAGTCCGTCATAGAACTTTTTATTAATCAAACTTTTGAAGTTCTCAACCGTGATTGGTGTTTCGTTGTCATACAACTCGGCAATCATATCACCCTTACTTGTAGAAATTTTTACTTTGCTCATATAATTTGTTTTTGACAATTATAGACAATTAAAATTAGTGAATCAACACCTTCTTACGACTTCCATCATCATAAAGATAAATCAAGGTTTCTTCTTTCCTCATATGAGTGACCGGCTTACCCAACATATCGTAAACCCCAATTAGTTTTGGTTCAGGACGAGTTAGTACAACCATATTTGTTGTTGTTCTCTTACAAACGTCTAATCGTCTGAACATAAACGTATCTTGTCTCAAACATTTATTCCACCACTGAGCAATCATCAATACACGGCCACTATCTTTAAAAGTATAATCAACAACTCTAGTTGTAGTATAACCCAAAAAGTCATCATCAGGGAAATCATACTCCATACCAATTTGGTAATCAGTTAAGTTATCCCATTCTTTTTGAGACATAGTATCCATCCAAGGGCCCTTGTAGAACATTAGGTAGTATTCCATACAAGTATCTTTTAATGGGTAACCTTTAATATAACTCATTTCAAAGATATACTGTTTACAGTTTTGAGACATTGAATGATATCCAACACCAGCACCAGGGAACTGAATTATGTCGATTGGTCGTACCATTCCTGTGTCGCACTTTTCACATTTGTTCCATACTTTAACATAAAGTCTGTATCTACCCTTTTTGTTAAATTGTACTTCAACAATACCTCTAAAAGAATTTACAGTATCAATTTTCTTAGTTTGGTCATCATAAACCATAAACATGTAATCAACACAAGTATCATCCAATACTTGACCACTTAAATACCACTTGTAATAATTACGTTCATTCCATTGTTGGAGTTTCAATGTGCTCCAATCACATTTTGCATTTGCCGTTGCCAAGGAGACCAAAAGCATTAACAGCGATAATATACGTTTCATTTTCGAATACAAATATAGACAACAGGATTCGAAAAATGTGTCTTTGTAATGTCAAAAAATTAGAATGGGAGCCACTCGTAAATTAAATCACCTTCAAGATTGTGTACGGTGAAAAAGATATTTCTAAAATTAATACTCAAATATTTGGATAAATCCACAATATATTTGTCTACCATCCAATGTGGGTCAAAATCTGAATCAAACATATTATCCTTAGTCATTAGCGAATCATTAACTACTATATCGAGAGTCATTACATAATATGGATTACCGTTCTTTGAAGATAACGACATATTGCTAATATCGATATGGTCGACCATCGGATATATATTTTTAATAGCGTCCGAATTAATTAATTTACCTAATGCACTACGTATTGAACTTTCCATTAGTACCTCCCTTGTAAATACACATAAACCACTTCAGGAATTTTGGTACAAGTATGTGGATTACCACTACCATCAACACAATCAATGTGGGGTAGCTCTTTAATGAATTTTTTTAGTTCTCTTGGTCCTTGTTTTAATCTAAAGACAACATAATTACGACTATAAAGTTTTTCAGGATTGTAATCCTCAGTCAATATTTTTTTGATAAGTGAGACCATATCCGATTCGGTTAACCTTATAGTTTTTTTCATAATAGAACTTAATCTATTATAAATACCAAATTAATGGTGTTTATGTTGATAAATTGAGGATAAATACCAAATCAATATGATTTAATTGTTATGTATTCAGATTTATCAATCTTTTTGGTAATCTCCTCGGGAGTTTCGGTCACTCTAATAGCCGAATGGTCTGAAAATGAGAATTTAACATATGACCCATCCTCAACTTTTTCAATATATAAAATATATGACGAGTTAACCATAACCTCATCACCGTCTCTGTTTGTTAGTTTAATAAAATTTCTCATATCAATTTACAATTAAATTCTCAATAATCACAAAACCAATTAATCCTTCAATATAATTTGTAATTTCTTCTTCAGTACAATCCACAATTCGTTTCATATTAACTTCACCATGAGTTGACAAATCAGGAATTACCTTTAAATCTTCAAGAACTCTGAGATTTTTAAGCTCAATTGCATATTTGTCCATTGTATCATCAAGAACAACATTAAGTCCCATTAAAGTTTTTCTATGATTATCATAATAATCAGGATGTAGTAACCCTTCCAATGCGGGATACATTGTTATGGTGTCAGCACCACCTCTCATAGAATTCCTATTAATTTGAGATGAAATTTGTGTAATTTTTTCTAAAAGAGTTTTATTCCAATTTAATTGGACTCCAACATCAGGGGCCGTAGTTTCTTGCCAACCCATAAAATTCCAAATAACAATATTATTCTCCATTTTTTTTATTTTTTTCTTCTTCAAAAAAAAGTATAATCTCTTTCTTATAGTGAATAATTAAAGGGTGAACAATAAAATACCCAATTAAGCCAAAAAATAATGAAAAAATACTAAACTCTAATGATAGATATGCAACAACCAATAATACCCCAATTGTAACTATTAACGATGCCAACACACTCAATCCAAAATCCTTCAATTTATCCATAATATACTTTTTCATAATAATAAAAAAATTAATTGAAATAAAAAACCCCTTAGTTAAGGGGTTCTTTCATTTTCTGTATAAGTTCATTAACTTTTTCGATTCTTTTAAGGTTTTTAACCAAATTTCCTCGATTTCTTTTTTTCTTACCTTCTTTTCTCGCCTTCGCCATAGAACTAATTTAAAACTATTTATTTTTTTCCAACTAATTGGGATGGTTGTCCAGGTCTTTGAACTGTACCTGTAGGTAATGTTGGTAATGTTTGTATCGGTTCTTGAGCAGGTGATGATTGTTGTTGTGTAGACCCTAACGCTTTTTCAATCGCATTTAAAGTCGTATTTCCTAATACCCCATCGACACCATCTTTTTTAGGTCCTGAAGTACCCAAATTTATACCTTTACCCTTCAACAAATTTTGGATGTTCATAACCGTTGTTTTATTAAGATTTGGTTGTGTCGATACTTGTTTTTGGGGTGATGGGGTTTCTTTAGTTGGTGTTGTTGTCGTATTTGTTACTTTAGTTTCTTTAGGATTTGGTTTTTTACCACTACCTTTAGGACATTCCCAACCTGAGTTCTTATATCCCTCAACATCTGGAGACGACACACCACTTTCAGAATTGTAATTTGACCATCCACACGCCTTAGCTCTTGACTGTAATTGTGCAACGTCTTCACTTATCACATTTAAATAATGTGATTTAGTTCTATTCTCATGTAAATTAAGAATTCTTTCTCTCTCTTCTTTTAATATTTCAAATATCTTACTCATACAATTATTTTATAAATAAATACAACGAATTTGCAATTATAAAACTAACCAGTATTGTACCAGTGATATACAATATTTTATATGTCAACTCAACTTGGTCTTTTCTTCGACCTTGATTTTCATTACAATCCCACTCTTCCATAATTTTAGTTTTTTCGTACTCTTAATCTATCTGTGTTATAACCTTGCTCTCTCAAGTATTCTTCAATTATATTAACGACTGCATGTTCATTAGACCAGCTAGTCCATCTTTTAAATATTAAAATTATATCAGCAACTAACTGATTAGAACTAAAAGATATTTTAACCGAATGCAAATAGTTTGAAACTCCTGTTAGTTGTTTTATTTCTTTTTTGAAAACTTTATTGAAATATCCTTTAACCCATTCTTCAGTACCTATAAATCTAGGGTCACCAACATTCAACTGTATCTTACCGTGGGCTGGACTACCTTGTTCTAATCCAAGATAATTGTTAACAAAATGTCTAAATTCTCTTGGGAATGCCTTAACATGATTAAGATTACCGTCATATTTCATTGTAGGTACAAAATCGGCTTCTAAATAAGCATAAACATTAAATGGACTCCTCTCTTCAATTTTAAAAGTTATGAAATCAGGTAAATCATAACTTTCAACAAAATGGTTAATAGCCTTTGCAAATCTTTCACTAAATTTAAAACCTTTACCCATGTTTGGTAATTCTTTAATTCTTTTTTCAACCAAAGACCTACCTACTCTAACTAATTTATCTAAAGCATTACCATAACCAAAACGAGTTTCCAACTTATAATCCTTATCAAAATCTTCAAGATATTTTTTTACCAAATAAGACATTGGGTATTTACCAACCTCGTCACCATGAGTTTTTTTTATCCAAGGTCTAAAATTTTCAACAAACACCTCTATAAAATCCTCATTTGAATACCCTGATAAATCTAATGGTTCCAAATCCTCTGAATCTTCCTTCAAATATATTTTATAATTTTCACTCATGTATCTATAAATACCATAAAAATAAAAAAACCTCGAATAAAAATCCGAGGCTCAAAATGAGGAAGGGCCCAGCGTGCCGTCTTTCAGGAAGGGCCCAGCATGCCTCTATTTTAGTATTTTTTAAATCTGTGGTAAAAGTATGTTACAGTAACAACCCAACCCCAAAATATTGCTGGTGCCAATAACACCCCTAATAAAATTTTCATCACAAAAACATTTCTAAAAGACCTAAGAATCCAATACCCGCCAAGAAGTATATTAGATTGTTAAGCCATTGCGGATAATTCTCCATTTATTTTACAATTTTACAATTATTAACTAATACATCATGAAAAAAGTTTTCACCTTTTACTCTGAAATAACTACCATTAAAATTAGACCACTCCGTATCAACATCATACTGTTCACCAACTTTAAATTCTTTTTTTAGTTTGTCTAACCCTGGCCTTGGGTAATTCATAATTTCATGTAAGTAGTGTTCGCAAGTACAATCTTTGGTAATCTCTATTTTCATAATAAACTAATAATAAGAATAATAAATCATTAATTCAATAAAAAACCCCACTTATTAGGTGGGGTTTTTTATATTATAGTTTTTTTATTCAGGCCAACTATTTCCGTAATATTTTTGTTTAGGTCCTTTATACCTCACTTTGGTAGAACAACCTTTTTTCTTAACCTTATATTTTCCACCGTGGTTTAGACCAACTTTTTTAGCCTCTTCAGCACTAATGTCGTCAAAACATTTCATGTCTTCAGATGCAATTTTAGTTGAGTCCACAACAACTCCTGAGTCATCATCACCTTCATCTTCGTTAACTAATGGTTTTGCATCTCCAAGTTTGGCATTTAATAATCTTGAGAAACTTTCGGTCATAACATTCATTCCCCCTGTATGTTGCTCACGGATACTATTTTTCTCCTGTTCTGATAAATCATTTAAAATATGTTTCATAATTTGTTTTATTATAAATACTAGTTAATGTTCAAATGTGTTACGTGTTTTGTAATCAAATACAACCATTAATCCACCTGAGGACTTTCTTATGAGATATTTAAGGTCATATATTAAATCTTCGTATCCATATCCTGTACGAGCGGATGAAATATTGAATGTAATTTTAATATATAAACCAGGAGTTGTCTCATACATATTACCATCCATGTCAGTTCTTGAACCTGAAATCATATTAATTTCGTCTACGGTAATACTATCAACATTATCAATTACATCACAAGAACTGAAACTAATATCATTTGGGAATGATTCATGACTTATGTCATTACAACCTTTTTTAATGTAATCCAATTTTTCATTAATCAGTTCTTGGAATACTTCTTTTCTATCTGATTTTTGTTCTTGTAACGTCTCTTGGTCATCAAGGTCTAAATCTTGATTGGGTGAAGTTTTTGGGGGTAATGGTGGGTCCAACACAAATTTATCATTAACCCAATTTCTTAATTCATTTTCAACAAAATATTCAGGAACCTCTTCGTCGTCAGGTTTTTCATCTGCCAAATCTGCAATGTAACGAGCAAATTTAACTTTATACTTATCATCCATCATGGTCATTAAACCATCGGAAATGAAAAATATTTTTGATAATGGGTCTTCTAAATCAAGGTCACCTTCAGCAAGTTTAAACGCTCTTAATATGGATTTACCCCAAAATGTTTTATAACTTTCAGTTTCGGTAAGTCCTGGCTTTAATATCTTATTAACTGCTCTTGCAGCTCCTGCAACAATACCTGGAATCATTAGTTGTGGTAAAAAGAACGGGATTAATCTGATTGTTGCTTTGAAACCTCCTTCACCCATGTGTTTATACAAACGAGTTTTGGCTGCGGCTTTAACTAATTCTTTTAACTGACCAAAAGTAATCTTACCCTGAGCACTACAAAACTTTTTACTATCACAAATATTTTTAACCGCAGTTTTTGATGGCTCGACATCAAGTCCATCTTCCATGATTGTTTTATATTGTGATTCTGTTATAACGTATTTCATATTAGAAATTTCTTATCTCGTCTCCGTCTTCGTAACTGTTATATTCTTCTTCGCTAATTTTGACAGGTTTAAGTCCAAGTTCAAAAATCCCTTCGATAAAATAAACTTCATTTCGAGAACCCTTTTCAGTTGCCCCAACACCTACGGTATCACCATCCTCATCAATAATCTTAAAATAGTTAAATACGGTTTTGGACTCATTCACTACCTTATTTACTAATTTAACTAAATCAGACTCCGTAAGTCTTATTATTTTCTTCATATTAAATAAATATGAAGAACAACAAAAAACCCCACCTGTTAGATGGGGTTTCAGATATATTTAGGAGAGAATCTCTTTACCCAAAATTAATGGGGATGCGGTCTCATTCTTTTTGACCGTGAAGTGACTCTCGTGTTCATGGATAATCAATGTATCCTCTTTCTTAAACATCAAGAAATACTTTTTTCTTACGTACTCCTCTACCTTCTCATAAATTGCTTGTGTCATGTCGTATATGTTTTTAATTGTTTAGACAAATTTACACAAATTATTTATTTACGACAAACAAAATGATGGTTTTTTTTTTTAGTTATGTGAAAAAACTTTAATTGATTTTTCATCTATGTATACTTCATCGATATCCCAAATACCATGACGACACCAAATACAGTATTTTGTCTTACGACCTTTGGTAATTGTAACATCTTTATCTTTTTCAAGAATAAAAATATTATCGGGATGTGAATAATCATCAGAAAGAAGTAATCTTCTGGCCAGTTTTGCCTTTGCAGCCCACATATTATTCCACCATTTTATTTAATGCCATGTCTAACGCATGGTCTTCATCAAATTCTTCAACCAATGAAAATTCCCCATGCTTCCATTTTTTCCAAATCTCAAAATCTTTGAGTTGTTCCAACAATTCTTTATTGACTAAAATATGAGTCTCGTTTGTGTTTTCCATGTCAAAAATTAATTTTATATACTCGTTTATACTCGTCCAAAGACTTTTTTAAGTTTTTAATACAAGTTTTGTAATCAATTTCACCACCCAAACCAAATCTTTCATTTTCTTGTTCTAATTCGAACAAGTCCTTAATGGAATTATTTATTTCCGATAAGATTTCTTGGTAAAACATTTCTTTTTTATGAGAGTCTTGAAGTTTTGCCCTTAATTCAAATATCTCACCCTCCAATCTTTGGATTTCAGTTTCGTTGTGCTCTTCTTCAATCATAGTCTAAAGGTATTAAAAAACCCCACCTTGTGAGTGGGGTTTAAGGTTATTTTATATTCAAAAATGTTCCTGAACTTCCCGCCACCGTAGTTGGTAACTTTCCATCCCATGCTTGAGCTTTCAAAAACTCAACATATAGAGGTGTAAGTTCTCGTTGTTTAATCTTCATGGACAAAGCCGCAGCACTTGCCTTGATGATTGTTTCTGCGGAGTCAGCTCGTGCTACAGCCACCTTACGTTTACCGTCAGCGATTGCTGTAAGAGCTTGTTGTTCAGCTGCTTCTGCTTGTTGGATTGCCTTAGTTTTAGAGATAATCGCTTCTTGTAGAGATTCAGGTGGAACGATATTAGTTCTCAACTGACTTACGTTAAACCATTTAGAAAGACGCTTATTACACTCAATAACAATAGAAGATTCAAATTGTTGACGGTGATTAAAGATACTATCTACTTCCCATGTATTTGCCACGTCATTAACCGCTCCGATAATTGCGTTCTTTAACCAATTCTGTTCAACCTCACGAATATCTTTACGTAGATTCACAAACATATCACCAATCGCGTCTTCTTTTAAGGAATAGTTGAATGTCGGTTTGATAGTTGCAGAGAATCCACCTTTAAGGATTACACCTTGGTCTTCATATTCAATATGTTGTTGGAATGTAGGGAACTCCAATACTTGTTCTGTCCATGTATTATACACAACCCAACCTGTTTTGTATTGGTAACTTGATACTCCACGTTGATTACCGATGAGGTTAATCTTCAAACCTTTGTGTCCCGCATCAATCTTCTCGATTGCGTATGGTTGAACGATTGAAAGAATCGTACCGACCAAAAATAATAGAATCGGTTTTAGTAACCATAAAGGTTTGAACTCACTCTCGTCACCATATCTTGTTTGGGTGACGGTAAACATTTCATTTCTTGTCTTGTATGCAACAAGACCCGCGGCGATTAAAAATCCGAAAAAAATTAAAGTACTAATCATTTTGTTTTTCTTTTTGTTTTAAATTGTTTTGAACTAAATTAACTATGAGTTTTACGATTAAAACTGTGTAGGTCAAAACTCCCAATCCCAACACAATTTGTAATTCTTTTGCCACTTCTCGGTTTATCACATACTCAAAGTATAATGATAAAACGTGTAAGTAGATAAATGTAAGGATGATTAATCCCCAACCACTCGAAATAAATTTTTTTAACATCTCTTTTAATTTGATACAAAGATAATAGGTTTTTTTGAATCTACCAAATCCTTACAACATTTTCTGTAGATAATTCCATCCCTGTAATAACAAAATAAGCATTCTGTAGTTGATGAACGTATTTCAAAGGTTTCATTATGCTCATCCCCTCAATACCATACAAACCTTCGTGAAGATGAGTTAATGATATTTCATCGTTTTCCCACCATCCATAGTTTCCAATACCAGGTGCATGGTCTTCCATATATCTAAATCCAAGTTGTTCTAACAATACATCAGTAATTGTAACTGGTGTAAAGTCATCAATATGAATTGCATTACCTCTTGGAGTTCCAATATAAAATCCGTTAAATGCTGTTGAACGAATAATCGTATAATCACCAAATATTGGGTGGTGAACCAAATTTCCTACTCTTACTTCTTCTATTGTCATCTTTAATCTATTGGATGTGCGTCTTTAGGGTATATATTATTTAGTGCTCGGAATATGTCAACCGACATAACATCTAACTCTTCTTGCATTCTTTTATAATCAACATTATGTATTGATGTACCTCCTGACATGGAAAACATTTCGTATAGTGGATTATCATTCATAATTAATCAATTGGGTGAGCGTCTCTATGTGATAAACTCATACGTTTTACCGTAGTTTTATATTTCCATATCATTTCATCAGAATAGTGGTTATTATATTCATAATAGTATTCATCTTTATCTGATGCACTCACGTAGTTATAACTCACATAATCATATGTACGATTATCAACAACAGAATAACTCCAATATTCTTCTTTCATTATGACAACTCCCTACTATATAAATTCGCCAAGATAATTCTTGCGAATCTAAAATCTTTGGCGCGATTTAACTTTAACCCATATGCCAAGGCGATTGGTTTAAGGTGGGGATATGCTTCACTGATTGTCATTTTTCCGATTTCCATAACGTGTTTTTTACAAATATAATAAATTATTCTTCAGGTAAAAACAATCTACCAAAAAGCTCTCTATTTGATGGTGGTCTAACTAAAGTCATCTCCACGACTCCAAATTTTACAAATTCATAGTCAGGATATGTAAAATTGAATAGTTTATTAATTTCTTCAGAATAATAATCCTTAACACCTTGAGGTTGTTGATTAGGTTTAATATCTACCGATAAATTTAATCTAAATTTCTCAATAGGTTCAAACGTTGCTGGGTTATATACCAATGATGATTGTACATCAGTTATTCTAAAATTAAGAATTTCAGGAAACATTTTCATTACAACTTGATAAAGTTGATTAGGTATTACCAACATGGAATTATCAAATACTTTGTATCTGGTATCATGATTCACTGACAATGTTTCGGTAAATTTTGGAAAATCACACATGGCAGAATTATAAGAAAATAAAATGAAACAAAAAACCCATCCTTGTGAGATGGGTTAAAATTATTTCTTTTTATATGCTTTAAATGGTTTGTCTTTATGTATGACTTCTCGACCTTTACCCGCAGGAGTTACATAATAATTTTTATTCTTAAAGATTATAAAACTATTTCCTTTGTTATATAAGATATACCCCAAGTCTTTTTTATTTTTATAACTATTGTTCATACCATAGGTATAAACCTTAATATCACCATTTGGCATTCTTTCAGTTCTATCAACAGGTTTTATTTGAATGGTCATCGGTTGTTCTCCTGCGATTTTTAATGTAAGGTCAATAGAATCGTATCGGTCTCTCTTATTACCAGGGGGATAAACCTCATATTCAAAATTTATTCCATTACTCTCCAAAAAATCGCTAAGATTTTTCAACGCCAAAAGTTCATTTTCAATACCACCTTTAATTGAGTTCCATTGTTTATTTAATAATGTCTTTAGAAATTTATCATCATTTTGGAACACCGAGCTCAACCATTCAATTTTATCACCCGAACCTTCTTCCCTCCATTTTTTATTAATCAAGGCTTTGACCTCCGACTTTGTATCAAAAAAGTTCATTATTGACCAATCAATATCCATGTCAGTTTTTTCTCCAATTGTATGAATACCTCTAATACCTGCAGTGGAATCACCATCTTCTTCAAACCAATTATCAGGAAAGGCCATTTTTAACGATTCTAAAATTTCGTCAGATGTAAAATCACCTTCAGTTGGTTTTTGTTCTTTCACTTTCATCAATGATAAAAGTTTATCATAATAAACATTTTTTAAATCAGTACCATAAACATATGGAGAGTTACCTTTAGTATGGATTATTCTACTATCAAATTCAAATTCACCAAAAGGACCTATAAAATATACCGTTCTTGGAGTTTCAGGTTCACGGTATTCACTTGAGTTAAAATCTGGTCCGTTAAAAAATACTACTCCAATTTGTGACTCACTATCTTTTTTTGGGAGAACTCCAATTCGACTATATTCATAATCAGGATAATCCTCATCAAAGTCTTCAACTTTTGTTACCTCAGATATTTCTTCATTAATTGAAATTGGCCAAATTCTTGTAAAGTCAAACTCCACACCCAAAACATCACTACAATATTCTCCAATAAGTGCACTCGCCTCAAATCTATTGACATCAAACATTGACATAATGTTTTTAACAAATGATGAAGAAATTGCCAATTGCAGTTCACCTGCATTATTTTTTCGAACTTTAACTTGATATTGGTTATCTCCATCAAACTTATATCCTGGACCATCCTCATCACCAACACGAACCATATTTGCAAACGTCATATCCAAAAACCTTTTGACCATACCACTTGTACGGTCTTCAGTTTCCATCAACTTTTCAAACTGTGATTCAGTTATAATATATCTCATAATAATAAATACCTTTAATTAACCTTCACTAAACCCTCCACTCGACGATAATTCATCTGTATCAATATCATAGTTGTCTTTTAACCATTTAGTTAACATCTCTTCAATTCTGAGGTGGTTAATACCAAAAATATAAGATAATACACCTCCAAGTATTCTATTATTAACTGTTACTCTTATCTTCCCAGAAGGGAAAGTAATTACACCAGCAATTTTAGTCCCATTATGGTCTTTTAGAAACGTCCATTGTGGGTTTGGCTCGAACTCATCAAATTTTAAGTTATCAAATAATTTTAAAAAATCATCAGGAGTATTTATTTCAAGTATTTTTGCGAAATTTTTGGCACCACCAGCAACAATTACTGCAGCTTCATAACCTCTTGTAGTTAAAATGTCATATACATCTGATTTTGTAAGTCTGTTCTTAAGAATCGTTTTAACGTTTTCAATATCACCAAAATATTTTTCAACATTTCTTAAACCATGAGATTTAATTAAATCAACCAACGCATCCCCCTTTGGCTGATTTTCAGCGATAACTCGTTTGACAATTCTAGTTAAGTCAGATTCCGTTAGTTTTATGATTTTTGGCAAAATTAAATTTGTTTATTATAAATACAATTAAGGGTTAAAAAACTTTGCAGATTGATTTTATTTAATTATCTTTGTTATATGAAAAAGTTAGTCACATTATTATCATTACTCTTAAGTGTTGTGGGCTTTACTCAAACAAGAAAAGATATTGTCCCTAACAATATTGATATCAACTACCTTAACTCTTTAGTTCTCCAAATTTGTAATGAAAGAACCAAAGATAGTTCCGTATTCAAAACAACAAGTTCTGTAACATTCAAATGTGCTGAATACCAATCAAGCTACATGGCTAAATACTCCATTTGTACTCACAATAATTTAAATACTCACAGAGGTGTAACTTTGAAAACAATTGTTGACCGAAAAAAATATTTTGATAAGTCTTCAGTGAATTCAATCGCTGAGATTTGCACATTCGCAACAGTAACAAAAAAAGTAACTTACGAAGAGTTGGCAAATACAATTATTGATAATTACTTCCTATCATCAGTTCATAAAAAAACTATCTTTAATGATTATCCATATGGTAGTTTTTCGTGTACTGTGGGAACATACGAAGGACAAAATGGTGTATACGTTACAGGATTCTTTAGTCGATGATTATTCGTATGATACGAATGAAAAACTCAACATCTCAATAAACAGAAGACCGTCAGCTTCTTTAACAATAACAGGTCGAGAATCTGTAACAAACTTAGTACTTGAGTCAACTCTTGTATCGTAAGTCCTATCGTCGAAACTAGCGGTAACTATTTCACCAAAAGACATTCCGTCAACAATAAATGTATTACCTTTAATTTCACCAGAAACCTCTTTTTTGTTTAGGAAATTACCTGCAGTTCTATAACCCATAATACCTTTTCCGTCACCAGTAAATAATCCTTTAACTGATGTAACATCGCCTCTTTTAACTGCAACGGCACCATTAGGGAATTTTACCGCTTCTAATTTTGGCCCTCCCCACTTTGTCAAATCAAGGTATTCTTTCTTAGCTTCAGCAGGTTTGTCAGTAGTTGTAGATGAGATTGAACCTGGTTCATCTTTAACGACAACATCAGGTTTTGGAATATCAATAGTGGTTTGTGAAGGTACAACAGTAACACTCTTATAGTCAAAACCTCTTTTACCTTCTTGACCATAATAGTTTATACCTGGTTTATAGATAATGTTTTTTGATATGTTAATACCACCAGTCCTATCCATAACGTCTTGAACAATTAAGTTACCCAATTCTTTAGCTCTTGTATCTGCTAAATATTGGTTCATTTCACTTGGATTTTTAAGTCCATTATATAATGTACCAGGGTGGTCCAATTTAGAATAACCTTTAGGTACATCATAAGTTGGTCTTGCAGCGTCTGCAGTACCTTGTATTGTTAATGTACCCATTTGACTCATATGGGCTGATTTAAGGAAGTCCACAATATTTTGAATGAATATGTCATACTGAGCTTTAGCATCAGGGAAACTTTCAAATTTTGGTTTAACCATGTTATCAGGGTATGGGAATGCACTATCACTAAGATTTAATGAACTTAACACTGGTTTTTTCTCTTTTTCAGGTGGAGTTTGTGTTTTGACCTGCTCACCTCCACCAATTATTCGTGGAATGGATGAACCTGAAGTAATACCATATAGTTTTTTACCATATCCAACATTAACGGCATGGAAATTACTATCTCCTGCAAAGTTTAACATTCCCTTTTTACGACCTTGCCAGTTATATGGTGATTGTTCTTCGAATGGGTCATAAGCGGATTTTTTATCAATTTGTTCTTGTTCGCTAACCACAACACCTCTTTGATAACCAAAAAGATATTTTATTTTATTTACTTCTTCATTAATTAAGTTCCCCATAATAATTCTACTATAACTATAAATACAATGATAAACAAAAAACCCCACCTGATAAAGATGGGGTTTATATGTAAAAAAAAAATATTTTATAGGTTTAAAACCATTTTTCTGCTTTATTAAATTTCTGCATATAATTTTGGATTTTCATAAAGTGTTGAAAATTCTCATCCGTATAATTATTTCCCGCACCCAACATTGCAATTTTTTGTGCCCATTGTTGTATGGTTGATTGAGGTCCAGTCTGTCCTCTTGAACGAATAGCACTTAAAATAGCACTTAAAATAGTTGGTTTATTTAATTGAGTTTTTACCATTGATAAAAATTTTGAATATTCATTATAATCGGAAAAAAATCCTTTAATCATTACCATATCTTCATTCCAGTCATCCCCCCATACATGTTTAAAGAACCTTTCAAAACGGTCTTGTTCCTTTGACTTTTTAGGCTGAGGTCCTAATCCAGGATTAATCCCTGATTGAGGTCCCTGTTCTTGAATAACTCGTTTAACGATACGAGCCAAATCGGATTCTGTAAGTCTTACTATTTTTTTCATAATTAAATCACTCTTAATCTCGTGTTGGTATTTTATTAGTAATTGTTAATTTACCTGATGAACAAACCCAATTGATTTCTTGTTTTTTTGGATAACCCTCACCTTTATCTATAACACCAGTACCTCTTGTCCAATCACTACCAGTTTTGAATAAATGTGTTTCGGACCCGTCACTATTCGTTTTAGAAAATACCTGACCCTCAAAATGTTTAGGTATTCTCATGTAATCAATTTGACCCCATTTATACCCTTTAAAACAAGGATTTTCTGGTCTTGTCATACGAACATTCTTTATTAACGGTATTGTTTTTTTTGATACTTCGGCATCATCCAAACTAATCAATTCACCTTTCTCAGGAAAAACAAATGTTCTACTTATCGACACAGGTACTCCCTTTTCTAAATTAACACCAAATTCGATTGACATTTTCTGAATTTTACTTCCTCCTGAACTTTTTGGAAAAAATCTTCCTCTGAAAGCCATATTAACATATTTAATATCCATTACATTCTTAGCATTAGTATCATAAGACATATATATAGGTTCTTCTTTAAGACTATCTAAAAAATAACATTCGTAATTATATCCATCATCTCTATCTTCAGCACAAATTGCCTTATTAATTAATTTAGCGGCAACATCTTTAGTGAATTTTGATGCTTGTTTGTCAAATTTACCTGTAGTTTGTTCACTTATCACTCGTTTAACGATACGAGTCAAATCGGCTTCCGTTAATCTTATAATTTTTTTCATTATTAAATTCGTTTATAATAAATATACAATAGGATAAAAAAACCGACCCTTTTTCTGAGATGACACCAACGAGATGTCCAAAATATAAGGGAAAATAACCGACGAAGTCGGTCGGGGACCGTCGCCACAAAAACGAGGAAAATATCCGACGAAGTCGGTCACCGTCGGCGCGTTCTGGTTAAAAAGATGAATAAAAGATACTATTTTTTATGATTAGATAGATAATCCATCAAAGATAAGAATGAATATACCAATATAAATCCAACTAAGGTAATAACATTATTCATTATAAGTTCCAATTAATAATTTCCTCAACAGGAAAATCATACTTATCTTCAAACCATTCACCAGCATATTCCAATGTATCGTCAAATGATACTCCAAACATACCCTCAACAGCAGTAATTATATTATTATCAACAAACAATCTTCCACCCTCAAAAACATAATTCCAATCAGTATTGCCGTTTTCATCAATAAGAAAAATTTCAACTTCATCTTCGGCAATATCATAGTCTTTAGAATCAAAATAATTCCAAATAAACTTTTTAATTTGTGATTCTTTAATTAGATACTTCATCGCCTATTACTTTATATTCATAAACCTTTAATCCTGTATGTTCTTCAAACCATGTCATAAAAATATCTTTCCATAAATTACCAAAATAGTTATCAAGGTCAGGTGATTCACCAACAGTTAGTTTTCCATCAATGTACTTATACTTAACATAATCATTAACCTCAAAATAAACTTCACCCCAATTGTGATATTCATCCTTATAATCTTCATGTTCTAACCAACCAAAGTCAGGATAATAATTATCATCCAAATATTTTCGAATAATTCCATCTATTTGTGATTCTTTAATTAGATATTTCATTACATACTCAAATTTGCATCTGCCATAGAGCCGCCATAAACTCTAATTTCTAAATCGTTAATATCGACATTTATTTTTTTAGAGACCCAATCACCAATCACTTTTTTAGAATCGTATCGGTCCAAACCAAACATACTCTCAATTTCATCGGCCAATTCAATATTAATAATTAATGCATCTGCTGACGGAATGTATCGAAGTTGTGCCCAGCTATCAGAATCTGAATATGCAAAAAATGTTCCATATCGACTATCAATGATTTTAAAGTCCTTAGAGTCCAAGAAATTACCAATCATTCGGTCCAACTGTGATTCGTTAATTAGATACTTCATTGTCCATAAAGTGTTTTATAATCCATTCCTGTTTTATCTTTAAACCATTGTTTAAAAACT